CTATGCCAGGCGTTCGACGAGCCACAAAATTACGTGCTCGATTGTGATCTCATGCTTGACCAAGCTCTCGACCATTCGGCCGGCCTCGATCGGGTCTGCCCGCGGAGATTCCAGGGGAGACCCGTTCAGGCTTAAAAACGTGGTGCACGCGATCCATGCGGTGCGCTTATTCCCCTCATGGAAGGGGTGGTTGGCTGCGATCCCGCGCAGTAGGACCGCAGCCTTCTCCACCAGAGTCTGGTGGAGGTCTTCGCCGTCCCAGGTGACAAATGGTTGGTTGGCGGCCGATTCAAGGCCTGCCAGGTCCGTCACAGCGTGGTTCCAACCCATCAGACTTTCGTTGATCCCGATGATGGACGCCACGCTGAGCCGTTTGATCATCTAGTGGCCAGCCACTCCAGTGTCTCGCTCCACTCCTTGGCTTGGGCTTGGGCTTCAACAGTGACATCGTCGTCATGGGCTTCGACGGCCTGTGTGCGCGGCCGTCGAGGCACCGGGTCTCCAAGCACGCTGCGGCGCGTGTAGAACGCACGCATTGTCGCGGTGTCGATTTCAGCAGAGCTATGTGCGCCGTAAGGGAGGTCTCCCCGGGCTTGCTGCCACGGCATCTCCCGATGTGTGCGATCGACAAGCTCTTCGCAGCTCAGACGCCCATAAAAGTCCAAGACACTGTCGAGAACGGCCTTTTCTTCGCCAGTCAAAGCGTTGGCATTCCCGCCAGGAATAGCGGACACGGAGTACTGGCGATAGTGCGCCGAGTACAGCCGACGTACTACCGGTCCGTCCCGCCAAGCCTCGATTGGTTCGAGGAAGAGCGGCTTCCCGTCCCACACCATGCTCCACGCCTGGCCGTAATACACAAGCTTCTGCAGCGACTTAGCCCTGAAGGCTGACTGCTCGGCGCCACCTGTGGCGTGCAGGATGTACGCGGCAGCATCTAGAGAAGTGGCCATTTGTTTCCATCCTTTCCACTAATGGTGCCTTTGATATACCGAGTATGACTCCTGTCGACCCGCAACGTTGTACCAATACAGACCGACACGGACGTATTCAGACGTCTGAGGGCCGGTTTCTCCTGAAAATTGATGGAACCGGATTCGTCCGTCAAGAGGCTAGCGAGGCGTCCTGCATGCGCAGAGGAATCAGCCCTCGCAGGCGACCCCGTCGTTGTCCCGGTCCAGCTTTGGCCGGTAGCCGGGATCGCCTTTTTTGATGTTGTAGGCGCCGTCGGCATGGGCTTCCTTACAGCTGCCATACGGCGGATCGGCGTGAGTTGGTGCCGTTGCGCCGGCCGGCCAAGCCGCTGCCGCGGCGACCACCATTCCTCCGATGAACGTGCTGACAACTGCACCGACCGTGAGCTTCATTGCCCCCAACCTCCCCGTGATCTTGCTTGTGGTGAGAGGAATCTACTCGCGATCGAACCTGTCCACAGTCGTTTCACCGGCGCATTCTGTGGCGATCATCGCGTCCGAGTATTTGTTGAAATTTGATGGAACCAGATTGGCCCTAGTGTCGTCGTATCTAGATGAATGCCGGTTGTGATGACGAGAGGCGAGGTGGGCCGTGGGTGAGTACAAGTTCGACATCAATGGGATGTCCCAGGATGCCCGACAGGAAGCCGCTGAGGCTGCTCGCACCACACTGAAGTTCAAGGACGGCTACGGCATGGAGCTCGCCGCGGACATGCTGCGAGCCCGCGACATCATCGATAAGCAGCTCAAATTGGTAACTAACAGCCAGGACTTATCTCTAGGCGATCTGCCATCGGGCCGCGAGGCTGCGGAGCACTATAAGGAGCAACGGCAGCAGGCTTATGCGGCTTTGGTCAAGATCAGGGACCATTACCAGGGGCACGCCGATCACTTCATTGCCACGGAGATGTTGTTCCGCAACACCGAGGAACGCAACGCCGGCCGGATAAACCCGTACAAGGACGGAACGGCGACGGTGAGCTACTGATGATGCGGATCGGCTTGGCGTGCGCGGCGATGCTCCTGGCAGCTGGTTGCTCGACCTCGACGGGCATTACAAAGCCGGCCGGCGTCACCAGTTCGGCGTCGCCGTCGGCGTCCGCCACAGCGACGGCGCAGCCTCAGGTGCCAAGCACCCTGACCGCGCCGCATCCGCCGCCGAACCACTGGAATGACGGGACGAGCTACGACCCGTGCCTGACGTATACGGCTGAGCAGATTCGTGCGTGGGGTGTGGATCCGGCACAGGTCGACGATCGGGGCGTAGAAGACAGACAGCTTCGTGGATGCCGTTGGTCCTCTGACGGTTGGTCGGTTGAGCTGTCTGTCGCCAACACGAAGGTGTCGTCGTACCTGGACGCCAAGCTGTTCGATAACCCGCGGTCTGTAACTGTCGCCGGCTTGCAAGCCGTGCAATACGACGGCGGTATCCCTCAGGCTCCCGCGTGCACGGTGATCCTGCCAGTCCAGAACGCGACGGTAGCCGTCGTAGTCGCGATTGTTGACCCGAAGCGGGCTAAGGGCGTGTCCGATGCGTGTGCGAAATCGATCGAGGTGGCTACTGCGGTGGCGCCGACTCTTCCGAAGTGAATTGGGGTGTGAGTGATGGCTGATGATGGCTGGCAGGGGATGTCGCATCAGGAGATCGTCTCCAAGCTGAGCGGGTTGGGCGTGGAGTCCGCTCGTGCGGAAGCGGACCGCTGGAGCAGCGTCTATGGAGCTGTGTCTGAGTCGGTGGATACGGCGATGAAGGTGCGCAGCAAGCTGCTTGACTCCGAGTCGTGGTCGGGTGAGGCTGCCAATGCGGCGTATGACGCTGTCGATCGCACGTATAAGAAGATCGCAGACCCGGATACGGGTTTGGCGGCGGAGGCAGGAAAGCTGAGCCAGGCGGCCGAGCAGGATGGCGAGACGTTGATCGCCGCTGGTCGGGTGCCGCAGAACTATCCAGTTCCTGATAAGAACGCTTCGAAGGACGAGAAGCAGCAGGCGCTCAACGCGATTCGTGCTGCGGCGCAAAGCGCGTATACGAATCCGATGTCAACGGACCGCCCCAAGGTCACCGACCCGGATGTGCAACAGCTGGGGCCGACTCCGAATGATCCCGGTGGCGCTGGCGGTAACGGCGGTGGTGGCTCGGGGGCGGGCGGTTCAGGTAGTGGCACGCAGACCCCGGCGGCGTCCGATGGTTTGGCCAGTAAGGACACTAAGCCGCAGCTTGCCGGTGGTGAAGGGAAACAGGCCGGCGCGGGCCAAGGTCAAGGCTCCGGTGGCGGGCAAGGCGGTGGTCAGGGTGCTGGCTCGGGTTCCGGTGGTGGTCAGGGAGCTGGTTCTGGTGGGTCTGGTTCCGGGTTGGGTTCTGGCTCTGGTGGTTCTGGTCTTCCTATCGGTAGTACTACCGCGGCTGGTTACTCGCCGTCGTCGACCGGTGCAGGCGTCGGCGGGTCGGGTTCAGGTGTGGGCGGTGCCGGTGGTCTGAGTGCGCTGCGCGGTGGTGCGGGCTTGCCGGGCGGCGCCGCGGCCGGCGCTAGCGGTGGTGGTGTGAACCCCGCGAGCGTGGGTGCTGCCGGGGTACGTGGCATGGGTCCGATGGGGATGATGGGTGGCGGTGCGCACGGCGGGCACGGCAAGGGTGAGGATGACGATGACCACGCAACGCCGAGCTATTTGATCAATGTCGACAACGGCAACGAATTGTTTGGTGAAACGATCAAGGCTTCTCCTGGGGTGATCGGGGATTGGACCGAGAACGAGGAAGCCGAGAAAAGGGCGCGCGAGGCTGAGATTCGTCGTTATAAGTCGATGGGGTGGAACGTCAAGTTTGAGTGAGAAGCCCAGTCGGACAGGTCGTTTAGCTGTGGGGAAGGGGTAGGGCGTTGGGGGATCGTTTGCATGTCGACCCGATAGATCTGTTGATGTCATCGGATCGGTTGGCGACGCTCGAGCGTGAGCACAAGGAAGTGCACACGGCGGCCAATGAGACCCTGAAAACTGCGGCGTCGAAATGGATAGGAACCTCGGCTGCCGCGCTGGAAGGCAAGCTCGGGTTTCTGCAAAAGATCTCGGATAACGTCGAGCACGAGCTGGCACACAACAGCAAGGCACTGCGTCAGATCGGCCACGAATTCGAGCGCACCGATGAGATGAACGCCGAACGTATTCTCGTTACCCGGCAGGGACGTTGATGGCTATCACCCTCGCCGATATCGAGCGGCTAGAAGTCGAAACGATCCGTGATGCGGCCAAGGCGCTGGAGAAGCAAGCCGCATCGATGGACGAGACCAAGGCGGGCATTGGGAAGCTACCAATTCAAGGCCGGTGGACCGGTGTCTCGGCCACTGCCGCGTTCGGCAATCTCGATAGCCTTGGCAAGTTCATGACCATCCATTCCGATGACTACCGGGCTGCGACCAAGGAAATGTACGGTGCCGCAGATGGATTCGACGGAGCGCAGCAGCTCTTGAGAACCGTGGATGCATACGCGGCCGATCATGGATTCCGGATCGACAAGAGCAGCGGTACCGTCACCGCATTGAACGAGAATCACGATCCCTCCGATATGGAGTACATCGTTTCGACCGCCAAACAGGTGTTGGCCGCAGGGGAGTCTTCTGATGCGCAGCTGACGCGCGCGGTTGGTCTGCTTGATGGCCCCGATGGCGATTCGGATGCGGGCACGGTGCCCTGGATTCTCGACAAGGCTAAGGAGTTCGCTAAGCCTGAGGAGTTCACCCGTTGGTGGAACGGCCTCACCGAAGAAGAAAAGCAAGACCTCTACAACCGCGATCACTTCATCGGGAACCATCCCGGCATGCCGTTCGAGGACCGCACACGATTCAACGAGCGCCACCTCGGCGAACTGACTCACGCCGCGCAGGCCGATGTCGATACATTGCGGGCGCAACACCCCGATTGGGCCGACGGGAAGCTGCCGACGAACAAGGGCGGCAATTGGGAGTACCGGCACTGGAAAGAGCAGTGGGACAACGCTAACCACACTCTCTCGGGCTATCAACAGGTCGGCAAATCCCTGGATTCCAAGGACGGCATGCGCCGCTACCTGGGCTACCTCGATGACAAAGGGCACGCGGCAACATCAATCAACAACCCGGACAACGCCAAACGCGTCGCCACCTATGTACCCGGAACCGGTCAAGACCTCGCGCGCCTTGAATACAGCACCGAGAAGTCGGAGAAGATGCTGCTGTCGACGTTGAAAGCAGACCCCTCCTTGCAGCCAAAAGACGTCTCAGTGACCACATGGATGGGCTACGACCGGCCTATGAGCATTCCGGAAGCCGCCTCTACGAGCTACGCCCACAACGGGGCCCAGGCGCTTGATGATTTCCAAGCCGGGTTGCGCGCTTCGCACGACGACACGGTGGCTGGAGGAAAGGCCATCCAGACGGTCATTGGCCACAGCTACGGATCTACCCTTTTGGGCGGTGCCGCGACTGACGGTCATCATCTGGACGCCAACAACGTAATCACGGTCGGAAGCCCCGGTGTGCTCGCCGACCACGCGAAGGACCTCAATCTCGCCCCGGGCGCCAACGTCTTCTCCACTCGCGCGCAGAACGACATCATCGGCGTCGTCACCTACGCGACCCTGGGCCCGGATCCCACCGCCGCTCAGTTCGGTGGCATCCCATTCGAAGCAGCACCCGGCCCGGCCGGCATGTTCGGAACCGAAGCCTTGGGTGTTCCCACAATCGGTGGACTCGGGGCGCCCTCGATAGAAGCGCACAGCAGCTATTGGGACGCTAAAAACCCCGCGCTGGATAACATGGGCAAGATCATTGCCGGACGCACCGATGTGACACCACCGAGGTATACGCCGTGACAACGCGAAGCGTGAAACATATCGGAGCGGCCATCGCTGTGATCTTGACGTTGGCGGCCACGGCCTGTACTCCTGATCGCCCGGACCAACAATTGGGGCCGCAGACACCGTCAGGCGCGACCCTCATCCCCGGAGGACCGATGGAACCCACTCCCAAAGTCACTAACCCGAAAATCCCTGCCAGCCAACAAGAAGCACGTGACACTGTGCTCAAGTACCTGCAGCAGAGCGTCGATGCGCTTCCCGCGGGAAGCACCCTGGACGGCAGCCGCTACGTAGTCGGAACTGGCACGACTTACTGCGAAGATGAGCCCACAGACCAAAACTCCCCGGTGCACTTTGAAGACTGGCGAGACATAAATCTCCCGCCTGCAACGGATTTCAACGCCACTATCGCCCACCTCGGCGACGTATGGAAACAGTGGGGCTGGCAAGTGCTCGAACGCGACGGCTTTGCCAAGCCCAATCGTTTCGGCTACGCCCCCGACGGCTACACACTACAAATCGAGGCACGCACAGATCCCAAGTTCGCGCCTTCACTGATCGGTGCATCACCGTGTTTTCCCGGCAATCTCCGAGACGACAGTCTTGGGCGCAACCCTGGATTGATCGTGCAATCAACACCGACGAGCTAGGTTCGGAATCGTGAACAGGCCTCAGCCCCAACTGGACCCACCGCGACTTGAGCTGGCGGCCGGCTTGTACGACATGGCTGCCTGGCAGCTCGACACGTTTCTCGATGACGCTGTTGGATACGGGATTTCGCCGCAAGATGCGGCGTCATTGCAGCTCCTGGTCGATTTGATCAGATGGCAGGCCCAGGGCTATCGGCGACGGGCCGCGACGATGCGCGCCGACGCCGAAATCGTCGCCGCATATTTCGCGGGCGATCCAGTTGTTCCTGACAACCCGGCAGCATTCGAGGCGTCTATCAGCCGATCCGAGGCCCCGCCGTTCCCGCGGCAGTCCACCACCATCGATCACGTGCTGCTGCAAGCCGTTCGCGACTCACTTGCAGAGGCCCATGCGGTTCTCTCCCAAGGATGCCGAGCAGAGATGACGCATGCGGCCAAACAGGCTGCGGCCCTTTACTCTTGGTGCCACCCGCCACTGTCGGTGTAGCGGCCAAAAAGCATCCACATAGTTGAAAAACGTTGGAACCGAATCAGTCTCGGGTGACGTCGTAGTGGATGTCAGCAGATCCCCGACTGCAGGAGCGTTCAATGATGAGCGATACAGGTACCGGGTTCGACCTAGCCGGATCAAGGTCTAGCGTTCCTGGCGCGGCCACTGCCCACCGCCAGCACTACTGCCAGCTTCGCTATGTGCACCACTATGTGCACCACTGTTTGATGCATTGCTTGGTGCACGGCGCGAATGCACCTGCAATGGCAAATGCGCAGCTAGATGGCCCAAAGTTAGATCCTTGCGACGACCTCGGATCTGTGCTGTAGTTCGGGTCGTGGACATTGTGAATCAGCCCCATGTAAGGCGGCGAGCACTCAAGGAGGGCGCTGGCGGACCCCGTTGCGCAGATTTTCAGATGTGATCAAATTATTGAGCGGTAGTTCCGTCATTAAGCGGCGGGAGCCCCGGGTGCGGCTACACCCGAGGCTCCCTGTGACAGAACTACTTTGACTGTTGCTACAGAAAGGCGGTTCGTCGTGCTTGAGGATAGGTCTCTCGGCCCGAATCTGTCCAGATCGCGCGGATGGGTATTGGTGCAACCGGTGGGCGTCGCGCCCACCTCCGCGGTGCCTGACGACGGGCTTGTGCAGATGCCTCGGAGAGCGGAATTTCGGGTGAGAAGGCACGCGTCAGCCCGCTTACGGTTGGTGTGTGAAGAAGTTCAGCGCAATGTTGGACCGGTGCCGAGTTCGGTCTCTACCGTTCCGGCATGATCGGGAAATTTTGGGGTGTGAGGGGGGTGCATATCCCGTGGTGCACTACTTGGGTGAAGAAGATTCGTCCGGTCGAAGTCGGCGGTGCGAGCAGTGGCGGGAGTTAGGTTCGTTGTGTGCCAGCCCGAACGAGTGGCGCGGCACGGGATCGTGATCGGTGGTGGTCTCATGACCGTTCAGGTTCGGCGAAACCCATGCGACGATGAGACGAGGAAGGAAGGCGGTTGTGAAAAGTGGCAGAAAAAACTGCAGCGGCCAGCGACTTTGGGTCCTTAGGATGGATCCGTTCGCTGGAACTGGCGAGATTTTCGGCGTGTCTCGCGAGTGAGTAGACAACCCCGGAAGCCGGGTAGACGATTTACCTAGACATATAGCGGATGCCCCCAGCCATGCAGGGCCAAGGGCATCCATCGACCGGAACCTCTGGAAAGGGAACAGTCAGTGGAAAATGATAGTGCAAATGACACATCTAGCACAGGCCGTGAACATTCGGACGTGCATTTCGGGCACTCCAGCGCCAAGTCCGACGCCATCATCTGGCTAGGTGCAGCGCCGTCTGGGCTCTGGACGGAGGCACAGTGGGCCAGGGCTGCTGACCTATTCCGGTGCTTTGCGACCGAGAATGTCGTCCTCGACGGCAGTAGTTAGGCTGTGGGCCCGCGACATCCCTGGACGTGAAGACCGACCTGATTCCACCCAAGCGTCGTGGGCATCGTGGTGGAACTCTGAAAGCGCGCGTAGCGACGCTTGTGCCTTCCGGAGTTTGGTGATTTCTTCCTTGTTCGGGGCCGCCGGTAGCAGGGTGTCGATGAAATCGATCAACTCGTCGGAGAATTCCCAACCCACCTCGAACAAGGGTAGTGCTACGTCGATCTGTTGTTGGGTGGCATGCAGCTCTAAATCCTGCATCCGGGTCACAATGTCGCGCGCGGCGGCGTCGAAGTTGTCGATTGCGCGTAGCACTGCACCAACCATGTCGACTGTCACTGGCTCCCCGCGCCTTGTCGCATTCGGTATCGCAGCCGTGCGTTTCGGGATGTCGTCGATCGCGGCTTCATAAGCAGCGATCATCCTCGCGGGGACTGCGGCTCTGACGAAGTCCGGCATCGAAGGCGCCTCGGCTTCGCCCAGCATCCATGACTTCGCGAGGTTGGGGTCGTATCCATCCTTGTCGTCTTGCGAGTCTGGTTGTGACGGGCGTTTTGAGGACTCAATCTCGACCGTCCGGATAACGCCGTCGAAAACCACCATCTCCGAGAACTCGCGACGGTATCTGGTTTGCGCGGCCTCGTATTCGGCAGGAGATAGCGACAGTTGCGCATGAAGATCAGGATCACCGCCCTGATGCGGCGTTGACAGCCGGGCCGCGAGGTACTGCACGTACGCGGCATCATCGACCTCCGAGGGGAAGGCGGTCAGCGGGCTGTCAGTATGGCCGAGGCTCTGCTTCGCTTGATCTATAAGCGCCCGGTGCCTGCGCTGCTGCTGAGCTCGACGACGCATCTCTGCATAGTGCTCATTGAGGGACTGCGCAACGATAGCTGCGGCGGGCTCGGGGGCATCTCTCGTGAAGGTTGCCCGCCTCGCCAAGATGTCCTCCAGCGCGATCGATAGGTGACGTACCCGGTCACGGCCAGTGAGCCCAGCTTGGTCGATTCGGTCCTCTTCATTCATGAACTCGTCGAGCACCCCCAGCTCGGTCGCGCGCCGAATGGTTTGTGACCAAGTGCGCGTGTCCAACGCGTGTGTCACCCGCTCGATACCCACTACACCGACCACGGCGGCCTCAACCCGCCGAACGTACGCGCTGACATCTGGATCATCCTTAGCCGCTGCCAACGCCTGCCCCTCAACCACGAGTTCAATGAGTGGTGCGTGTTCATCGCCGGCTAGCTCGCGGTCGTGTTTGGCATAGATTTCGATCAATTTGCCGAGAGCTGATTCCAGCGAAGACGACTTTGTCGTAGGCATCCCGCCTTTCAGTGCCGTATCAACCCCGCCCGTCTCCCATTCGACGGCCCGCTCCAGGTCGCGGCGCTTGCTCGGACTCAACGACGTTGCCCGCCGGTTGATGATCTCGCGCACTTTGGCTGGTGATGGCCCTCCACGGGCCTGGATCTCAGACTGAGTGAGGTTCAGTTCTGAGATTCGATTTTCGAGCACCTCGGCGAGGTGCTCCCAGTCTTCGTTTGACATACGGCCAGTGTCTCGCAACAGGGCATGACAGGTCTAGCGACACATAGACAGGTCTAGCGCTGGACTTATTCGAACATCGCTAGTTACACGTCTGTCATTCCGCAGATAAATCTCGAAAATCGACAGATTTAGCGCCATGCCCCTTCCTCCTGTCTGGGTCTGTCGCTATAGTTAGCGCTATGACCGATAAAGATGGCGCTCAGGTTGCGGGACCTCAGATCCGCATCCGGGCGTTGCGTGAAGCGCATGGGCTCTCCGTCAGTCAACTTATTGAGCGCATCGTGGCGGAAGGCGTAGATGGCGTGCATCCGGACACAGTCAGGAACGTTGAACTCGGCTACAAGCGAGCGAGCAAGCCTCTCCTCACGGCTTGGGCAAAGGCTCTTGGGCTGAGCCCACTCGATGTGTGGCAGCCGGAGCCGTTGAAATCTTCGCGGGAACGGGTGGCCTCATGAAAGGCGAACTGGTTCGCGTGCCAGTGCCTGGCGCTGACGACCTTCTGGCGATGCAGTCTGAGGGCTGCGTGTGGGTAGCGCTCAAGCCGATGTGCGAGACCCTTGGGATCGACCACGCCACGCAGATTCGGAAGCTACAGCGCAGGTCATGGGCAGGTATGGGTCAGAGGCCCACACCTTCCGCGGGCGGTATTCAGCAGGCCACCGTCATTACTTCCGAGACAGTCCCAATGTGGTTGGCAACCATCGACGAGAACCGTGTGACCGAAGAGGCAAGGTCGAAGCTCATCGCTTACCAGCGTGAGGCCCGTGACGCGCTCGACGCCTACTTCAATCAGCGTGTCGTAGCCGCGCCACCGGTCAACCAGTTCGACGTGCTTCGCGCTGCCATCGATCAGATCGAGGCTGCCCAGCGCGATGCGACTCAGGCCAGGGAGATCGCCTCGCGCACTGAGGCTCGGCTCGACGCGATCGAGGGCAAGCACGACTGGCTGTCGGCGCTCGGGTATGCCCGCCAGGCCGGGTTGCCCACGCATACGCGGTACCTCCAGAGATTGGGCAAGGCCGCTGCTGCCATTGCTCGCGCTCATAGCGTCGAGCCGAATCCCGTCCAGCACCAGCTGTTTGGTGTCGTCAACAGCTTCCCCGTCTACATCTGGGACATCGCAGCCGAGGGGTTCGACGCGTGAGCGCAGTCGACGGCGCCGCGAGGTCAGCGCTGTTCCAGCTCTGTGATTCGATTAGTCAACTGCTGGACAAGCTCTTCCATTTTCTTTACGGCCCCGACAAGCAGCCCGATCTGAAGGATCGCCCGCGAACCGTACGAGTCGGCGCCGCTCATTCGAGACATGGACTCCATGTTGTTGACGATGAACTTTGTTATCGGTGTGTTCTCAAGTGGTCCAGCATCGATGATAGGGAAATCGCCAGGCTGGGTGCGGACGAACGACTCCAGGTCGGACAACCCCGCGATCAACACTTCGTTGGTCGACCATTCCCCGCTGTTCAAGCGGGTTGCGGCCTCCACGGCGATCTCCAGGTGCCCCGGTATGACGAGTTCCTTCTCCGGGATGTCTCCACTCACAACAGATCTCCTTACGTTGCACGGGCTGTCCCCCGTTATGTAGCCGGCGCGCACCTTACGGCGCTCCGGTGGTTGCAGCGTAGGGCGTGGGTCCGACGTGCCGCGAGCAATCCGCGGCCGTCGGGCGCCACCATCGAGGCGGAAGCATGAATCCGCTTGAACCGCTGGGTACGCCAGCAGAAGTCGCCGAGTACCTGAGAGTCAGCGTCGTAACCCTGGCTCAGTGGCGCCAGGCCGGTCGCGGTCCGCAGTGGTCGAAAGTCGGCAGGTGGGTCCGATACGACTGGGCCGATGTGCGGGAGTGGGTCAGCCGCGGGGGTGATCGCAATGCGCAATGATGTGGACCCGGAGCGGGGCTACCACTTCCCCGTAGAAACCCCGCTTCGAGCGAAGGGCCGCACGCTACTTCTTGCGGGTCTCCTTCACGGTCGTGTTCGGATGCTTATTGGCGTAAGCCTTCGTCACATACCGGCCGCTGATCGCGCTCCGGGCGCTGGTGCTCTTCGAACTGCTGCCGCGCCCGGAGCTCGATGCTCCGCGAGATGCCATGGAATTCACCCCCTCCCGATATCGAAAGTTTGTTCGTACGTATCAACCATACGTCGGCATACGTCGAGGTCCAGGAGTATGCGCGGCGTGTCGGAGGTGGGGTTATGGCGTTGACCTCTGCGGACAAATCCGCGATCAGAGACATGATTGAAGTGGCGCTTCAGGGCGCTCAGGTCTATGACCCCTTCATCCCGCGGATCGAGGCTGCGAAGTACCTCGGGGTATCAGAGCGCGAGTTCGACGAGCTGCGTGCACGCGACGAGATCGCCACCGAGCAGCACGGGTCCCGCAAGGTGATCGTCCGCTTATCCGAGCTAAACAGATACGCCCAGGAGCGCCGCAGAAGCGCGTAATCGAATGTCGCACAACTGAATATTCAAAACGTCGGCGCTGTCGAACTTTGGACGGCAAGACAGCGCCGACGCCCTGTAGCCAGCCTGAGGAGGCCAGCGTGTTTCAGCGTAGATCAACCATGTCCCGAGTCGGGAGAACGGCAGCGGCTAGCGTCGCGATATCGGTGATGGTGATGTGCTCACCACCCGCTCATGCCGATCCTGTGATCGACTACACCAGCCAGGTTGGCGCGAAGGTGTGCGTGGTGCTGGATGCCTCACCCTCTTTTGTGGGCGTGAACATCGCGGCGAACGCGATCCGCAACGACGGCTTCACCACTTATCAAGCGGGTGAGGTGATTGCGCTGGCGGTAGGGAACTACTGCCCGCGTCATATTTCTCTCCTCCGCGCATATGTGTCTGCGGCAGAAGATAATTCGGGTAGGCCTGCATGAACTCAATCGAGAAGCTGTGCGCAGACGTTGAAGCCGACTTGGATCTGGAGGACATCGGCGTCCAGATTGGGCTTCTGATCGGAGTAGCTTTCGAGGTCTCAGAGACGACGGGTGTGCCAGTACCGGAGTTCCGCAACGACCCGAATTGGTTCGGGGGATGCTACGCCGCAACCGGCTATGCGCTGGGCTACAAGCCGACGTTGGCTGGGGAGTGGTGGATCGACGCGCCGAGGTGGGCGTCATGATCGAACTAACCGTGCCCGTGTGCACCGTGCATCAGATGTTCCAACCGTGCCCTCCTTGTGCAAAGCAGCGAGCCAGGCTGCGCAGACAGAACTGGACGGCCATGACCTGGATGCTGATCTTCGCGATGTTCTTCGCATCAGCCTTGTGGTTTGCGGTGGGTGGGAGATGAGACGTAGTAGCTCCAAGTCCGAAAAAGCGCGCATAGCAAGAGAAACGCTCGATGACCTACATGAAGCGGCCCGTCTTCTGTCCAAGATTTCCCGCGCCTATGGAGAAGATCCACTACACACGTCGTGGAATGCGTTTGAGCTGCGTATCACTGCGGGGTTCAAAGCATTGGAGATCGTATGACTGTCATTTCGTTGCCGACGTACAAGTCAGATGAGCTGTTGCTCAGGGAGATTGCCGAGCGAATCAACAAGACGCACCCGTTCTCTGCGATACAGCTGCGCTCGGTCGCGGCTCGTATCACGAAGCGATCAGAGGGGAGTCGATGATCGAGCCGGGCTCACCCGAATGGCTGAGCATCATCACGCCGAGCAAGGTGCCGTCCATCTTGGTCGACCAACACGGGACAACCATCTCGCGCTGGAAATCGCAGTACACCTTGTGGCACGAGATGGCAGGAATCACTGCGCCCGCGCCTATTTCAGAAGCGCGCCAAGATGATTTCGACTACGGCCACGCCTGCGAGCTGGCAGCGCGCGAGTACTGGAAATTCAAGAACCCGGATTGGCGCATCTCGCAGGGGGAGGTGCAGATCAGTAACCCGGATCTGCCGTTCCCAAACCTGGCCACGATCGACTTGCGCGGCTCTCGGGGCAGCTTGCGCCGTGTGGTCGAGGTCAAGACGGCACGCGACCTCGGCGAGTTCGGCGATGACGGCAGCGGGGAAATCCCGCGCGACTATGCCGCCCAGATCCTCATGCAGATGTTGATCACCGGATGGCACGACACTGCCGATCTCGTGTGCTGGGCCCAGTACGGGAAGCCCCGCATTTACCACGTCGAATGGGACGCCCAGATCGCCGAGGCGATCGTCACGCTGTGTGTCGGGTGGATGGAATCGCTTGCGCAGGGTAGGAAGCCGCCGCTCGACAATTCGGTATCCACCTACGAGACCGTCAGGGCGCTACACCCGGAAATCGACCGGGGCGCCGAGGTGCAGATCCCGCCGGCCGAGGCCTACGAGCTGCTGGCGGCCGACGGCACGTTGAAGGCCGCTGAGAAGCAACTCAGGGGCCGCAAGACGGCGTTGCTCGACCAGATGGGCAGCGCGCAATACGCCATGGTCGGCGACATCAAGATTGCCGACCGCCGACCGCACGCCAAGGGGTCAGTAGCCCTGGTGCTGGCTCCCAAGAACATCCAACAAATCGCCGACCACATCGACGCTCAGGAAGGGCTACCCGCATGACCATTGACACCACCGACATCGACACCGAGATTGAGATCCTGCCCGCGCGCAGACCGTCTGCGGCCGAAGCACTCGGTGCACTGGCCGCTCACGTCGAGGCGATGCACAACGCCAAGGTGCTTGGAGACGCGCTCGCCGATACCGAGCTGGTACCTGAGACGTATCGCGGCAAGCCTGGAAATGCCGGTGCCGCAATCCTGTTCGGTGCCGAGTTGGGGCTGAACCCGATTCAGTCACTGCAGCAGATCTTCGTCGTCAAGGGCAAGCCCGCCATCTACGCGCGGACAGCAGTCGCACTGCTCAAGGGGCACGGCATCGTCGTGCAGACACTCGAAACTTCCGACACGAGCGTGACCGTGACGGCTACTGACCCGCGCACTGGCCAGGTGGAAACCTCCACGTGGGATATCGGACGGGCGACCACGGCGAAGTACACCTCCAATGCGCTGTATACGACTGACCCGCAGGCGATGCTGTACGCCAAGGCGGCGATGGAAGTATGCCGCAAGATCGCCCCGGACATCCTGCTCGGCATCCCTTACAGCCGTGAGGAATTGGAGCTTGAGCAGCAGCCTGTGCGCGTCCGGTCCGACCGTGCGGATCGCGGACTCACCGGGTTGCGCGCCGCGGTCATCGATACGGAGACGGAATCGGCACCTGTCGAGCCGACACCCGGAGCACCCGAAGCGCCCGAGGTGCAGATGATCACGCAACCGCAGTCACGCAAGCTCTATGCCCTCCTACGCGAGCGCGGTCTCGAAGACAAAGACGCTGCCCTGGCGTGGATCTCGTCGGCGCTGAACAGGGCCGACAGGCCGGTGGCCAGCACCAAGGATCTCACCAAGGCTGAGTCGATCACCCTAATCGACATTCTCGAAAGCCCCCGAGCAGAACAACCCAGCACCGAAGGGAAGTAACCAACCATGTCCGACAACGAAACCGAGAAGGCGGAGGAAGGTACCGAACTCGGGCCAGGCGATATCACCGAGTTCATCGTCGTATTTACTCAGCTCAACAAGGGCCGCACTCAGCTCGAAGCGACCAAGGCGCTGCATGAATGCGTCGAGGCCGCGATGGCCACCGGCAAGAAGACCGGCACCGTCACGATCAAGATCAAGGTCGAGCCGCTGGAGTCCGGCGCAGTCAGCCTCGTGCCCGATGTCACCAGCAACCCCGCCAAGGACCCAGCCGGAACGATCTTTTTTGCCGACGGAGAGGGCCAACTCTCCCGCGACAACGCCGCTATGTACTACGGCACCAAGTAGCCAAGCAACCACCAAGGAGTAAAACCTATGTCCGAAAACACTATTGAACTTCCCAACCAGACCGTCGAGCTGATTGACGGCCCCGACAACGACGGCCCGATCTACCTGATCACCGCGAACGGTGAGAACGGACTCGAAACGCGGGTGGTGGATCTCCGCAAGGAGGCGCCGCACGCGTTCCCACCGCGGACGACACAGCCGCGCACCGTGACCGACACCGCTTCACTGCTGGCAGAGGTAGAACGGCGCCCGCTGGTCGAGAACATTTCGACCGCCTGGGGTAACCGGAACGTCGGCGAAATCACCATCGTGTACGACGAATTGGAGCCGGACGCGAACCTGGACTACACCAACCGCGCAGACCACCTGCGACTCAAGTTCGTGCGTGACCCCGACTGGAACACCCTGTTCCGGGCCGCCGACGGTGAATTTCATCGACAGGAGGAATTCGGCGACCTGATCGAACAGGCCGGGCACCTGATCATCAGTCACCCCGCCGCGGAGCTGATGGAGATCGTGGACAGCATCCGAACCTCGAGTAGCGGATCGTTCAAGTCGCAGATCAAGCGCGACACCGGATCGCAGCACCTCAGCTACAGCGAGGAAGTCACCGCATCGGCCGGATCGGCGTCACGCGAACTGGAGGTGCCACGCGAGATCACCTTGGCGGCGCGACCATTCGAGGACTACCCGCTCGTTGAGATCACATGCTGGCTGCGGTTGCGCGTCGCCAACGGAAATCTGTACCTCGGACTCTTCCCGAAGCCGTACGAGCATCTGGTACGCGATGCCTGGACGCAGAAGACTGGAGAGCTGGCCGAGCAGCTAGGCGTGCCGGTCTACGCGGCGAACCTCGGGCAGTAGACCATGAGCGCCCCGGCGATCGCCGACAGCGGCCCCGCGGTACGCCGGGGCGCTCACCCCGTGGGTGACGGCATCACCCTCCACTGCGCGCGCTGCTCACGCGAATTCGGTACCGAACGCATTCGAGACCTCTGCCACGGCTGCCAGCCCGCGCAGCAAGCCGTGTGGCCCAACATCACCCACCAACGAACCGGAGAGGCGAGTGGCGCATGACGAGCCCCTTGCTCACCGAGGATCAGCGCTGGCTGCTGCGCATGGTCGGTGGGCAGTCAATGCGTGACTGCCTCATCGGTCCCGCAGGTGTCACCCGCCTGATGCAGTCGCACTACGGCGGAACCGGCCGCCGAATGGATGGTGCGCCGGCGTACTTACGGGGATTCCAGTGCGGCGGAGGCAAAATAGTGTCGTCGGCGATCCCGGTAATAGCCGTCACTACGGGGCAGCTGCGCAAGTTCGCACAGTCCTTGCCGACCGATCTTGTCGCCGAGATGCGCGAGTGCGCCACCGCTGCGCAGCGCACCAACATACTGCGCAGCCGATTCTGCCACTGCGGAAGCGATCCGTGCGGGTTCGCGTACATGGGCGATCGTATTTGCCCGCCGACTGAGCAGCAGGAAGCCGATGCCAGCGCCGAGTACTGGCGCTGCCACGACTGGACCGAGGACCTACTGGACCGCGCACTCGGATTCGTCACCGAGGTAGAGCCGGTCGGACAGCTAGAGCTGTTCGGAGTCGGCGCATGATCGCGCCCTACTACCAAGACGATCTGGTGACCCTGTTTCATGGGGATTGCCTCGCGATCACCGACTGGCTGAGGGCTGACGTGCTTGTCACCGATCCGCCGTACGGAACTCAGTTCAGCGAGGCAAACCCGAACGGAGGCTATGGGCGACGACAGAATGCCGGCCTCGGACCGCAAGGTTTCACCATCGCAAACGATGCGACCACCGAAACGCGTGATGCTGCGCTGGCCCTATGGGGCGAGCGACCCGCGCTGTGCTTCGGGAGTCCACGTCTTCCTGATCCGCCTGGCAGCTGGGTAGATCGGCTGGTCTGGGACAAGAAGCGGCCCGGCATGAACGGCGGACCCTGGCGATACCGGCATGAATCCATCTATGTGACAGCTGGTTTCGAACGTCGCAACAACGAGACGACCAGCATTCTGGTTGCCTATCCAGACCAATCGGACCACATTCACGCCAAGCCGTTGGGGCTCATGACAAGCCTTGTGGAGTGCGCCCCTGATGGTCGTATTGCCGACCCATTCGCGGGCAGCGGAACGACCTTGCTCGCCGCGCGGAATCTGGGGCGTGCCGCCATCGGCGTTGAGGTGGATGAACGGTATTGCGAACTGATCGCTCGGCGGCTGCAAACCCAGACGATGACACTCGATTTCGAGGCGGGCGCATGACCACCTCCCGGACATGGTTCCGATTCCACTGCATGCGATGCGCACGCGAATTCCAGACCGACCGCATCGCACACGAGTGCTTCAAATGCCGGACGGCGCAGCGCGACGCATTCCCCGAGGGACCCGCCGAGGTCATCGAATTGAGCAGCACGTGAACGACAACCCGAATATGAACGGAGACAACAAAAGTGTTCGGTCACTCATCGAATTAGTCGGGGGCAGGCCTGTGTGTTATGCCGCTCCACTGTTCAGGCGTACCAGCAGGTTTCAGGATCTCAAACGTTGGCGAGTGCGGCGACCCCATTCCAAGGCGCTGATTGCCGACGAGGACATAAAGAATCTGAGCCTCAATCCACCTGCACTCCCAGACGGCGTTGTAGATCGTCACTCGATCAACTTCCAGGGGGGCGGGCGGCAGTTTCTTGAGCGAACTGAGGACGGTCTTGCCGATGGCCAGTCGGTCACCCCCAGTCGTCGTGAATTGCGTCGAGTGGGCAACACGGTCTCTGAGTTCCTTGACTCGCATGTAGATGGTTTGGACGGACTCCAGCTCCGCGTCGGTCCCGAGGTCTTCGCTTATGTTCAGGAACAACTCAATTCGTTCCCTATCGTTGATTCTGGAAACGGCCCGCTGCCAGATCAGGTCTGCAGTTTTTGGCATCCGTCTTTCGAAAAAGCTTCTGGCGAGCACGTCGTCTATCAAGTCCTGCAGGTGGGAAAAGGCGCCAAGAAATCTGAGGACCGACAGATGGATGTCGTCGTCTTCGCCGGTAGGGATCGTCATGTCGGCGACCCTAATGAACGGCACCGCGATATACGTCGTTTCAAGGCGATCAGCCCATGAGCCGCACCCCCGAGAGCACCAAGGCATACCAGGCCGGGCTGTGCGTGGACTGCAAGACCGAGCCGCACAGCGCCGGTCGGCCACGGTGCGAGAAGTGCCATACGAAATTCAGGAGGGGTGATTGATGCCGGAATTGTCTTTGTGCCCCATCACGTTCGCCGAGGCGTGCGCGTTTGTGTACGGCCACCATCGGCACCATCCGGCCCCGACCGGTCACAAGTTCAGCGTTGCGGTATCCAACTCGACACGGATCGTGGGTGTGGCCATGGTTGGCCGACCCATCGCCCCGGCATTCGATGACGGTCTGACCTTGGAGGTCAACCGTAGCTGCACGGACGGCACCCACAACGCCAACTCGATGCTGTACGGCGCTGTCTGGCGGGCATCCAAGGCAATGGGCTATCGCAGACTCGTCACCTACACCCTCGCAAGCGAATCCGGCGCATCGCTGCGCGCGGCTGGGTGGCGTGTGGTGGCACAGAGACCGCCGCGCAAGGGCTGGGACATGCCCGGCCGCCCACGCGTCGACACGACACAGCACGGCGTGCAGCGGACGTTATGGGAGGCGGTCTGATGCCCATACGCCCGGAGAACCGCGACCGCTACCCCAAGGACTGGCCGAAGATCTCGCGCCGTATCCGTTTCGAGCGCGCCCAAGGCCGCTGTGAGTGCGAGGGCGAGTGCCTGCGGGGTACACACCTCGACCGCTGCACGAACGTCAACGGACAGCCCGCATACGGCACCGGCAGCCGCGTCGTGCTGACCGTGGCGCACCTGAACCACACCCCCGAGGACTGCCGGGATGAGAACCTGCGCGCCATGTGCCAGGGCTGCCACCTGCACTACGACCTGGAGCACCACGCGCAGACGCGCCAGCGGGCACGCACGGCGGCTCTTGAGGCACAGATGGACCCGATGTTCGGCCCCGAGATTTTGGGGTGTGAGGGGGGTGCAGAACGTGCCGCAGTCTGAATACGTGCACGCGAATCAGAGAAAGGAACACCGTGGCTAACTCGGCCGGAATGCTCAAGGAATCAATCTGGCGCGACGGCCATTTCCGAGCGCTCACACGCACCGCGCAATGCACCTATGCGCAGCTGCTCAGTCAAAAGGATCTCGACCGCGCCGGGATGCAACCGCTTCAAATCACCAAGTGGGCCAAGGGGTGCAACGAGATGTCCGTCGAAGACCTACAGGCCGACCTCGACGAGCTGGAGCGTGAACGGTTCGTGTTCTACGACGAGGACACTGACGAACTGTTCGTGCGCGCCTACATGCGCACCACCGAGGTCACCCGGTATCCGCAGTACCTCAAGAGCGCCTTGAAATGCGCCGTCATGGTGGCCTCGCCCAAGCTGCGCCATGAGTTGGCGGTCGAGCTACGTCGCCTGCGCAAGCCCGAGGCGACCAAGGTCGCCGATGAGATTGACCCGTCTGACCCTGACCCCGATGACACCGTGACGGAACCGTGCGAGAACCCTGACGGCACCGTGCCCGAAGGGTGCGAGAACCCTGCCGGAACCGTGAACCCTGACGGCACCCTGCCCGAACCCTCTAGGGATAGGGGAAGGGTAGGGGTAAGGGAACTCACGTTGGTAAGTACTCAAGTTGGGGAGCGCTGCGCGCCGCCCCCCGAGTTCTGCCCCAAGCATCCTGGCGGCACCGAGGACCCGTGCCGCGCCTGCCAGCGCTACCGGGTGCAGTACTCCCAGTGGGCCGCAGACGACGCGGCTCTCGCCGCCGCCGAGCAGCGCGCACAACACCGGGGCGAGCGAGATGCCAAGCGCCAGGCCATCGCCGCGTGCCGCCTGTGCGACCAGGACGGCTACAACGGCCTCTCCGTCTGTGATCACGTCGACCGCTCGGCCACCGCCAGAGCCGGACTCGCCAGAGCCCGCGCAGCGCTCGAAAATCCCCCCGCCGCTACCGGATAGTCCCGAACGGCCCGAAAACCCGCCAGCGACGACCACAGCCCCAGGAATCGATATGCGAACGGAGACACGATGACCCAGAAAACAGGCCCCGAGTGGTTTACCTGCCCCGGGCTGGAAGAGGGCGGGCGCGTGGCCATCCAGCTCACCGACGGCACGCTGATCGAGGGATACCCCTACGACGGCCAGCTGCACGACGAACCGCGCAAGCCGTCGCCGTCGGCCTACACCCTCGATTCGGTGTTCGCCTTTCGCAATCCCCTCGACCTGAAACTCGATACCCCGTTCTGGCCGAACCGTCCACCTGCGCCCTGGCGGATAGGCAAGCGCGATGGCGAGTGGCGAATCGAGAAGCGGCTCACCGATGGCTACGAGACCTGGTGCCGATTCGACTCCAGCACCGAAGCATTCGCCACGTTCGCTGCCGGGGCTGCGCGATGAGGCACGGCGACGCCGATCGAATCACGCAGATGTGCGAACAGGTTGGCAAGCCGCTGCAGCCCTGGCAGCACTACCTACTCAAGCAGATCGAACAGCGTGATATCGATGTCCAATTCGCCAAGATGGTAAGGGGATTCAAGCGTTGACCAAATGCAAGCGGTGCGAACGCGCAACCGATCTGTTCGTGTGCAAGGCCTGCATCGCGGAGCTGCGCAAGCGCCTGGCCGACCTGCCGTGGTGGATCGATCGACTCACCGAGACTGCTGTCGGGCAGGCGAACCTGGGCGACGGTGCACGCAAGGGCGAGCGCCGCGACGTGCTGCACGGCGACGACACGCTCGTGAGCCACGTCGAGCCGTTCCCCCGCGACAAGGACACCACCCCAACCCCGAGGGACCACCGGGACAGGCACCAGGCGGCACTGTGGCATGCCCTGGCACTCGGCCGGGTCAACGGACGCGCCAGCGACGAGCTCGACCGAATCCACAACGCACTGTCGACGACCATCCGCGACATGTGCGAGACGCGCGGGCTGGAGGTGCCCGAGTTCCGCACCCGGCCAAGGCCGCTGCCGACAGTCGTCGACTCGGATGCACGGCGGCCGGCAGATCGGTTCAGCCTCGATTCGGCACCGCCGGCCCGGGCGGGCTCGTGTCGACGGTGCTTTGTCACGCTGCCCACCTCGGCGGCCGGACCGCTGTGCGACGACTGCGACGGCGCCCCGGAGACGCGCGCACTCGACCAGTTTTCCGCGGAAAACTGGCGCGTCATCTACGCCGGAAGGCGCGGCGACGAGACGCACCCAGTCGCCACGACAGCGCGCATGGCCAAGTGGCTGCACCGGCACGCGGCCAATATCGCGCTGCAGGAGAACGGCGCCGAGATCTGCGACGAGATCGAGCAGGTGTACCGGTCGATCACCCGGGTTGTGAACCGCCCGCCCGAGCCCATGATCATCGGGCCGTGCATCACCGACCCGGCACCCGACGAGGTGCTTGCCGAGCGGGGCCGCAAGGGCGACAACTCAACCCGGTGCGGGTACGCACTCATGGCGCCGAGTCACAGCGGCTCAATCGTGTGCCCGCAGTGTGACACCGCGCATTCGGTGGCCGACGTGCTGGCGCGCAACCTCGGCGAGCTCGACGACCGCAACGCGACCGTGCGCGAGCTGGTCGACGTGGTACTCCCCCGCCTCGACGAGCACGTGCCACAGTCGACCATCGAGCGCTGGATTAGACGCGGGTGGGTGCCGGTGCGCGGCCGGGACGCCGAGGGGCACCAGATGGTTCGCATCGGCGATGTGCGCGCGGTGCGAACAGAGCGGCCCAGGAACACGAAGGGCGCGGGTGAAAGGTTGCAGCATTCAACGTGAATGTGACGGCAGCTCGACACCTGGAGGCATAGCCTCAAGTGCGTGACGCTAATTCTGGGGATCAGCGCGCCGGATGCGATCTGCATGTCGGTGGATTACAGGGTCACGGACAGTCAGAACGGTGCAATCATCGACCCCGCTGCCGTCAAGTTTCTTCGTCTTCAGATCGGCTTCGATGATGAAGCGTTGAAAGTGCTGATCAGCTACACGGGCTTGGCCCAGCTGTGGGGCCAAATGCCAACGGGCCGATGGCTACGCGAGGTCTTGCGCGGCCGCAACCAACCCTTCGACGAGCTAATGCAGCACTTGCTGTCCCAACTCAACCGCAAGATCGCGCGCGACTTCCAGCAGCCGCTGATAATTACCGTCTTCGCAATTGGTGGCAAGAATGGCGAGTGGCGCTACTTGGGCGGTTTCGCAAACCTCGGACCGGACTGGACGCTGAAGCGGAAATTTGTATACGAGATGGAGCGGATAGGCACAGCCGACTACTTCAGGAACGGCTCAGGCGCTGCAGCCGTACAGGCGGGCGGCCACATCGAAACGTTGCGCGCTCACGTGGCGCGTCCTGATCACTGCACCGAAGACCACATGCGCCTGCTCGCCACTATCAACCGTCGTGTGGCCGAAATGGACAGCACCGTCAGCCCCTATTGTCACGTCACGTGCATCGGAGCGGCCGGGGGCTGGGTGCCGCAAAGCCGGGCATACCTTGAAGCAGGAGAGCAAGTGCCCTTCTCTGCTCCGTTCGTCTTCAACGGGATCGACCTGACGTACATGGCAGAAGAAGGCGCCAGGTTCGCACAGACGGGTACTGCACCTAACCTCGATCGGGAGAAGCTGCAACGCGAATCCAAACGGCGCCCATAGTGAATCTCTGCCAAGGCGAAATCTCTACGTCCGAAAGCGCCCAGCATGGCGTGCTCGCCCGCATATGCTGCGCGATCGTGATCACTATCCGAGATGGCATTTCGTGAGCGCTGACGAACCCACCCGCGAGGAGGTGGTAGCCAAGTGGTTCGAAATGGCACCGGGCATCGAGAAGATGATGGAACGAGTTGGCAACCCAGATGACTTCCCGGTTGCACCTGGCTCGCCTTTGTTCGGCGATGACAAAGCCAGCAACCCATACCAGGTATCCCACGCCGCTCGCATGGGCCTAGTGAGCGGCGTCGACCACTTGCATGCCGCCAAATCCCTTGTCCTGGACCTGCAGGTGCTGCATACATCGGCGGTATACAGCCTATTGCGGGGGTCATTGGAAAACCTCGCGGCGGCATTCTGGATTCTGAACCCGCCTCAGCGCAACGAACGGATCGAGCATGCTCTGCGATGGCATGCCAAGAACTTTCGCGAACAAAACATCGCCCTTGAGCCATGCGGTCTATCAGACGAATCCTCATATCAAGGCAAGCTTGCGAAGCTGCACGCGGTAGCGAGTCCTCGAAACATCTCAAACCAGAAGGTCGATGCGGGATTCCGTAGCAGCACTGTGGTGAAGTACACGGAAGAGCAGTTGCCGAATGTTTCGCCCCTATTGCCATGGCAGGTGTGCTCAGGCTTCGCGCACGGACGGCCGTGGGCGGTTCTGGGGATGTCCGAGCAGGAGCATTATGCGACGGTCGATCCGGGCGTGATGAACGTGCGACTCACAAGCGGGCTCGACCGCGTTCTGTTTCCCGCCCTATCCACATTCAGGCTGATGGTCGCTGTCGTGGACGTACTACAACGACGGGCACACGCGCCAAGTTGAACGCTTCAAGTGCCGAGCGCCACATCCCGCGCCGATGTCGTACGCCAGCTGTAGAACGTGCACATGGCACGCCCACCACGCGACAAAGTTCCCCAACGCGTACGTCGCCGACCTCGTGCCCAACGGCAATCAGGAGTCTCGGTACTTGTATCGCAGCGCACGCACCGCGCTGTGAGTTCGCCCCAAACGCTGGGCGGCCTCAATGACGGTAAGGTTGCGATCCAACGCGATCTCGATGTCGCGGTCGGTCCAGGGTTGCTTGTAGTTGACCGCCGTGTGCCGGGTGGCCTCTTGGCGTCGCTCCCGCTCTGCTTCGGCCGCGTCCCGGCACCGCGGGCATAGGCATCCGTATCGACTCGCGCCGGTGTAGGTGCCGTGCAGATGCTCGGGAACCTTGCCCTGCAGGCGCCCCAACCAGCGCGCACGAGCCACAGTCACCGAGTTGATCGAACGCCCCAACTCGGCGGCAATCTCCGTGGGCGTGCGGGACTCATCGGCCAGAACAGCGATCTCATCCTCAGTCCAGAGGCGCTGCCGTATCGGCTCCGCTCGCGACTCGCGCGCCGGGATCAAACCCGAGGCTTTTTGGCGCTGCAGGTCTCGAATGTGCTTGATCGCCCTGAAGGAACGTCCCAACCGGCGGGCCGCTTCGGCGCGGGGAATCGACCGGTCTAGCGCGATCGCGATCTCCTGAGGTGTCCATGAGCCGTAGCAGGCGATGTCGGTCTCGGCCACCCGCTCTAGCTCGGCTAGGCGACCACGTTTCTGGGCGAGCAGCTGCTCAATATCGCGGCCCCGGTACCGCTTTCGAGCCTTCTCCACCTGTAGCCGGGTGCGGCCCAACCTCGCTCCGGCCTCGGCGCACGATATTGACCGATCCAGCGCCACAGCCAGCTCGTCAGCGGTCCACCGACGTGGAGCTACGCCATCAGCCACACATGACAGGCTACTTCTGCGTCTCCGTGCACACCGTGAAGCGCCGGATTGGATGGGTGTAGCCGCCGCCTGGACACCCTTGAAGGGTCGAGGTATTCAAGATTACCTTGATGGGCCTCTCTCGTGATCGAGAGTTCTTGTCGCCACAACTCACCGAAACGGCGTGCCATTCGGCCATATCCAGACAGCGGCCGGCGGACCACGCAAAATCCAAGCACGCCGTTAACTCACCAAGGCTATCGCTTCGATAATATTTCTGATCCGCGTCTGCCGTGCATCCTTTTGGCTTGGTGGTCAGCTGAATTACCCTGTATGCGGCCTTTTCGCATGGAACCGCCTCCGCAATACTCTTCGCTTCCGTCCCGGAAAGATTGAGACAATCACCAACTTTCAGCGGCGGGTCACCTTTTTGACCATTGAATACCGGTGCCGGATATTGGCCTGGGATGTTAAGGAAGTCCTCGCTGCTGCTTGAGCTCGCCGGGGCTTCCTTGGACAGGCCAGGAACATCGGAAGCTGACGGTTTGAACACCAGAGCCAGTATCGCGAACACAACAACGCCAATCCCGACCGAGACGTACAGTGCCGTTCGGGTCAGTTTCACGGCCTGCCGTCTCCCGGGAAGCAGCACTGCGGTCAGTAGCGCTAACCCCAATAGCGCCAGGACCAGCCAGGCGATGAAGGACGAACCTCCACGCCCTTTCGAGGCGAGATAAATAGACACCGCAGAAACAGTGACAGTGACGCCCGCTAGCAGGGCAATTCGTAGATTTTGTTTCATGTCACTCATGCGGGGCAATTGAAGACGTCGGTGGTGTAAAAGAGGATTCGATTATCGAAGCGCAGACACTTCCCCTGGCTGATCGTATCCGCAATCTTATTGACAAGCGGGCCATCGTAGGCGGCCGACGAAATGCCGCACAGTCCGCCGACAACGCCCAACACTATGCCGACAGGCACGGCCACCGCCGCGCCGGGACCGGTTGTCAACGCGACGCCTCCAGCGGCGGCCGCGCCGGTGCCACCGATAGCGGCGCAGGTGTTATCGAACGTCTGTGCGTCCTGCATCGCGCTCAGAAATTCCTTGAGGTCCGCCTGGTTGTTGAAATACGTCCGTTCTCCCCACCAATGCCATTCGTGAGTCGAAGGCTGGCCCTTACCCGCCTTGGGAGTTGCGCAACTGCAATCGCCTCCACTTGGCGTTGGGGGCTGCGGGTCCCGGCCAGGCTCAATGAACCAGATAGGGCTTCGTCCAGCACCTCCCATCATGGCGGGAACCTCCTCGACAACGCTCTCGGCCATCGCCTGTTGGCACTGCTGCTGCCGTTGCTGATCGTTGAGCTGCTGCGTGTCCTGGTCCTGCTTATTCTGCGGCTGCTCGGGCTGCTGAGTCTGCGTCGGCGCCTGGCTCGGCTGCTGCTGTTGCGGCTGCTGCTGTTGGGGCTGCTGGCCCTGCTGCGGCGCATTCTGTTGCGGTGCCTGGTAATCCGGGTTCGCCTTACCGGGACCCTGGGTGTACGGGGTCGCAGTCTGATAGTCCGGGATCTGCGTGCCATGGGCGGGCTGCTGCGCCTGCTGGGGCTGCTGCCCGGCCTGCTGCCCCGGAACCTGTTGCGGCGCTTGAGGATTACCGCTGTTGTAGATGCTGATTCCCGAGTTCTGATCCATCGGCGGCTGATTGTTCCCACCCTGATAATCAGGCATTGAGCTGGGCATTTGCGGTGGCTGGAACTGAGAGCCGTTCATCCCACCGTCCACGCCGCCAGTCGGTCCTGGAGGTCCAGAGGGATCGGCGGCTACCGTCGCGACGGCCGAGAAGCCGCTACCAGCGACAGTGCGGTCGTCGACAACCTTCGCTCCACCGACAGCCAAAGCGACAATTGCCACCAGCGCCGAGGCTCGCCGCAAACCCGCTGGCATCGTCCAACGCTCCTTCATGACCATGAATACAACCGCCCCTTTCAGCCGACGCTGAACGCGCCCCTGGGCAGATCATTACACACAGATGGTTGCCATGTCGAGAAAACCCCAGCTATTGAGTTAGCCACTTCAGCACGGGCTTGCATCTCCGCTGGTAGACACAGCATGAAGACCCTCGCGCGGTACCGCGATCTCGGAGCAACATCGACCATGGGACGCCACGTCTCGGTCGGTGGGTCGGCACGTGTTCGCCAGATCTCCATATCCTGACCGCGATCTGGCCGTCATGTCGGACTCTCGGCGTAGAACTGGCGAATGGACGCCCGGAAGGCCATTCGTGAGGTCATCGAGAGCATCCCGAACCTGTTCGGGATAACCCGAGGTGTGACAATCGGCGCCCAAGGTCAGACCGAGACCGTTCTCTACACGCAGGCGCAGGTCGCCGACATCATCGCCTCGATACTGACCGACGCCCTCAAGACCAAGGGGCATGTGGTGATCGCACTACCCGAGGTCGAGACCTACGAGTCCGGCCGGCAATACGTCCGAGTGCCCATCACCGCACAACCATGGTCTGACGGCGCCGTTCGCATCAGCCCGCACGGCGACCAGGTGGCCATTCGCAACGTGCCCGACAAGCTGCCCGTGCAGGACGCGCCAGCGCTGGCCTCAGCACTCATGGCCGCGCACACCGTGTGGCGTCGCGACACGCGAAAGCCGATATCGCAGGCCTGACCTGCATATATGGCAAAATGAGTCTCAACATGTCGGTGGGACAACTATGTCCACTGCATGAAAACCCCGGCCTAGCTGGGGTTTTCGGCGCTCGTCAGCCTTTCTCGTCGCCGTAAGACGACCCCTGACCCGGCGCCGCGTTTTCCGTAGCGCACCGCGCGCATTTTGTGTAGCAGGTGACACGCCTTCGATTCTTAGCTTTCGCCGCCTCGCAGCACTCGCACTGGGCACCTGAGCAGGCGTTTTGGTTCCATGCAACGCATGTGTTGCCCCGTGCTACAGCACATGCGCTACACGTCCTACAGCGCAGCATTATGTTGCGCTACAGTCGACGCAGTTGGTGAGCACTCATCGACTACGTGGACTGAGGCAGAAGTGCGGAAGTCCGCAAAAGGGCGATGGTCGGTCCCCGTCGCTAAACGGGAACCGACCATCTGGTTTGACTCTGACCCTAGGGCCAGAGCTGGGATGCGAGTTCGACCAGAATTCGCACTGCAAGTTGGATCAGAGCACTTACCAGGTATTTGATCCAAGTGCGGCCGGTCTTACTGCGTCGTCCCATGGTGACCTCCTTTCCAGAGGGACGGCACGAGCAGAAACAAAGCTTCTGCACGTGCCGCCCACCTGGAGCCTCAGTCAGCCTGTTCTGACTCTAAGGCCAGAACAAGGCGACCTGCGGGGTCTAGCGTTTCTGCGTGTCGCTCGGAACGCCCGCCAAGCTGTTGTTACTGCCACAACCTGAACCGCGCACAGTCTGATTTGTAAGCCAAAGGCTGCATGAAACCCCAGTTAAGCTGGGGTTTTCGTCGTTTCAGGGGCGAGTTAAAACGGCCTTTGCGAATTCCTGGCGATCTCGCGATCCTTGCGTGCCAATGCCAGCTCTTCGCTGATCGCAACCAATGCATGGGTCTGCGCCAACTGTATTTGCCATTGCAGGAAATCCCGAGCTGCAGGCTCCAACCCGTCCAAGCTAGCTCTCGTGTCGAACTTTCCGCAGATTTGGATGGCATCGACCGCCGCTTGACGCACCTGTTCAAGGTCTTTCTCTTTCATGGTGTCGATGCTATGTCGGCGCAGATCCATCGTGTGGGTAGCCGAATGACGGCAACCATCTCTTAGCTCCAAAGGGGACCCGGATGGCCAATCAGCTCTTGGTGGATCTGCTCACTCGCACGTTCGCTTCGGGAGCCCTTCAACATCCCGGCGACGCGAACAGTCCCGCACGAGTGATTCCGATTCCCGGCTTCCGGGCGACCGGTATGCCTGACGATCAGGCGCAGGAAATGATCGGCCAGGCCGCAAAGCTCTGGGCCGAGGCCCTTGGGTCGGTCATCGATGGCGAATTCGACGTACTCACGAAAGCCGATGCGGCACAGCTTCGCCAGGACGCCGCAGAAGCGCCGGACGGCACCCGAATCGTCACGCTGTACGACCGCACCGACCACCAGCGCGCCACGCCGTTGTTGGTGCTGACGGTCGGCAAGACCGACGACGTGACGATCGATGCCCGCCAACTACGAAAGTTCCTAGCCCAATGAGCAATATCAAGATCACTGTCGACGGCAAGGTCCTGATGGACACCGACCCAGGTAAGTGGCGTTCCACGCCGCCGGATATCCCCGACCTTAAGCGCCACTCCGGCGGGCAGGGTTGGGGTCTGGCCGTGATGGTCACTCTCGCACAGGCGGGCACGCTGGCCGAGCTGGGCCAGCCCATTGGGAACACCACGATGACCATCACTACCCGCGCCAACGGCTGGACGCTGGATGTGGAGCAGGACGGCAGCGAGCCATCCGTCGCACCCGTCAAGGTCGCACCCGCACCTAAGGCACCGCCAGCGCGCGCCGAGGCCAAGCCGGACACCGCACATGCCGAGGCCCGGCCGTAAGGCCAGCACCACCGATCGCGGTCTGGGCTGGAAACACCAACAGCAAGCCGAGAGCCTGTTGCGCCGTCACGTCGACGGCACACTGTGCTGGTGGTGTGGCCTACCGATGTTCAAAGCGCCCTTGCTGGAGCGCAACTGGGACCGCAAGCAGCTGGCCGCAGACCATAGTCAGGCTCGGGCATTCGGCGGACAGCGCGCCGATCGCCTACTGCACGGCATCTGCAACAGTCAGCGCCAGGACGGCAGGCATGACGCCCACCGGCCCGTGGTGCTCGGCGTTCAGCCATCCGAGTGGTCGACAGCCCTTGCGACACTGGGCATCACCGCCGCGCCCGTCATCACTGCCGACAACCTGGCGATGGACTGGTGACGCTCTACCTGGTGACCGGCCCGCCTGCGGCCGGCAAGTCCACATGGGTACGACAGCACGCCAAGCATGGCGACATCACCATCGACTACGACGCCATCGCCTCGGTACTCACGCCCGCGGGTGGAGACCCGCACGACCCGCCGCAGCACGTCCGCTCGGTCACCAAGGCCGCTCGGCTGGCCGCGATCGATACGGCGCTGACGTTCGCGGGCCAGTGCGATGTGTACCTGATCCACTCCATGCCCGGCGAGGGCCTGCTCGCGCGCTACCGATCCGCTGGCGCGCAGGTCATCACGATCGATCCTGGTCAGAGCGTGGTCATGGCTCGATGCAAAGCCGAGCGACCGTGGCGCATGGCGCAGGCAGCAAAGCGGTGGTACGCCGACCAGTCACACAGCAAACATCCCGAACCTGCCAGCAAACACGACGGAGGTGTGATGTCGTGGTGATCGCCAGCCGATGGGCCGAAAAGCCCCTGACCAGCACCGATGCACACGCCCGAAAGTGTCATAACCGCAGGTCAAAGCCCCTCCCCCTGAAATTATCCAGGTGGGGGGCCTTCCTGACCCCCGGAGGCTCCCGTCAGGATTTTTTTTCGGATCACGGATAGCAATGCCCACCCGCAAACCGGCAAACCAGGCAGCAAAGCCAGCTAACACCCCAGTTAAGCGTGCCGCCCGGAAGCAAACAGCCAGCAAGACCCCCGGTCAGAAGCTCATCGACGATCTGTCCGAACCGGGCGACCCCTTCTCGCTGCGCATTCTCATCGAGCAGGCCGGGCACGCCGCCGACTACCTCGCCCGCATGAACGCACTACTCAACGGCGACCGGGAGGCCTGGCTACAGGTCAAGATCGGCACCGAGACGACGGAGGTCGTCGTGAACAACGTGCTGGTACAGCAGCGCGCCCAGTCCGAGCAGCTGCGCAAGCTCATCGCGGCGGTTCACTCCCGGCGCGGCAAGGCACCGAGCAAGCCCAATGGCGCAAGCCCGCTCGAAAAGTACTAAGGCGGGTCTTCCGGCTTGGGTCGGGTCCTGGCCACGCCTCAAGGGCCGCCAGACACCGGAATTCGAGTCGCGGCACCCCGGCGACGAGTCGGCGCAAGCCGACCGGTGTGGCCGGTTCGGGTTCGACATCGGGCTGCGCACCATGCCGTGGCAATGGCGCTCGCTACAGGGCATCTTGTCGGTCCAGGACGCTACCGCCGAAGAGATCGAGGACGCCGCCCGCGAGGGACGGCCACCTATCCGGCTCTGGACTCACCGCGACGTGTGTATCGAATGCACACGCCAGCAAGGCAAGACGCTGCTAATCGTTCTGCTGATCTTGTTCCACATGTACGTGCTGCGCTCGGCGCGCATCATCTACACCGCCCAGCGCTGGTCGACCGCCTACGACGTGTTCAAGCGCGTGTGGGCCGTGATCGATCGCGTGCCGTGGCTACGCGAGAGGCTGGCCGAGAAGCCCTCCAAGGCCGGGAACCGTGGCGTGATCAAGCTGCGCGATCCGAACACCGGCCAGATCGTGTGCGAGGCCGAGTTCGGTCCCCGCTCGCAAGACTTCGGCCGCGGATACACCGAGATCGACCTGTTGATCGTCGATGAGGCCTATGACATCGACCCCGGCGAAGAACAGAACCTCACTGGTGCCCAGTCGGCGGCCAAAAATCCGCAGACGGTGTACATCTCGACCTCACCGGTAGCCAGCATTCACCCGAAGTGCCACACGTTGACCGGCATGCACCGCCTCGGGCACCAGCAGGCCCCGGACCTGTACTACGCGCTGTACGCCGCACCCCGAGACATGCCGCGCAACGAACCGGACACCTGGGAAGCGGCCCAGCCGTCCTACGGCGTGGCGACCAACGAGCGCGAGATCCGCTCCAAGCTGCAGAAGGCCAAAACCCTGGAGCAGCGCGCGATTTTCGACGCTGACTATCTCGGCTGGGGTGACTACCCGCCCGACGAGGAAGAGATCAGCTCGCCGATTCCCGAGGCGATATGGGGCGATATGGCCAATCCCGACGCCAAGCTCATCGGCTCGCGCGTGATCGCGGTGCGCCGCGCACGCAACCGTGACGCATGGTCGATCACCGCCGCGCAGTGGGCCACTGACGGCCGCAGCCACATTGAGGTAGGTCCGCTGCGCAACGGCTCGCACACCGAGATCGCCAAGTACCTGATCGCCAAGGTGACCGAGTGGAACCCCATCGCCTTGGTGATCGACCGGAAGAACACCGCCAACGTCCTGGAACCGCTACTGACAGCCGCTGGCATCGAGCCCAACATGATCGGCACCCCCGAAATTGCCCTCGCCTGCGGTGGACTGCTCGATGATGCGTTGGCGGGCAAGCTCTCCCACAGTGATCAGCCAGTCCTGAATGACTCGGTGGTCAGCGCGACCATGCAAGAGCTGCCACAAGGCGACTTCATCTGGGCAGAGGACTACACGGGCGCTGGAACACCGCTGGTGTGCGTCTCGATGGCGCACTGGGCACTACTGAAGTTCGGCGTCAAGGCACCCACCAAGACCGTCAGCCCCCGCACCGGGGCCGCACGAGAGCACCAATCACACCGGCATAGCGCCGATTTCGACGCGATGAGCGCCGCATTCTGAGAAAGGGGGCGAGCATGGCCGATCAGCAGGCACCGAAGAAGACCGCCGCCCCGCGTACCGAACAGGGGTACGTGCTCAGCTCGGCCGGCGCAACCGGCTGGGGTGGACCTATCGACCAGTTCGAGCAGACCACCGACCTGATCTGGCCACTGTCGGTGTGGACCTACACGCGCATGGTCCGCGAGGACGCCCGAATCTCGTCGGTGCTGCGGGCAATTGGGCTGCCCATTCGCCGCACCGCGTGGCGTATCCGGCAGAACGGCGCCAGCGATGAGGTCACCGAGTTCATCGCCCGCAATCTGGGTCTGCCCATCGAGGGTGCCGCCGACGAGGACGAACCCCCGGCGCGCACCCGTGGCCGGTTCTCCTGGGACAAACACCTGCAGCAGGCCCTTATGGCATTGCGGTACGGGCACTCGGTATTTGAGCAGGTCTACCGTCTCGAAGGCGAGGGCGCCAACGTACGCGCCGTGCTGCGCAAGCTCGCCCCGCGCCCCCAGGTGACCATCGCCAAGTGGAACGTCGACCGCGACGGCGGTCTGGTCTCGATCGAGCAACACCCCTCCAGCGGGTTCACCATGACATCGAGCGGAGTGGCGATACCCGCTGGCGGGCCACTGGATTCGATCATTCCCATCAACCGGCTGGTCGTGTACGCGCACGAGCCCGACCCGGGGGTGTGGATCGGCAACAGCCTGCTACGGCCCGCCTATAAGCACTGGAAGCTCAAAGACGAGCTGATGCGCATCGAGGCTGCCGCAGCCCGCCGCCACGGCATCGGCGTCCCGGTCATGAAGGGCAACGCGACCGACTCCGAGGACCCGGACCGGATGGACGAGCTGCTGGCCATCGCGTCGGCGTTCCGAGGCGGTGAAACGGCTGGCCTTGCCATCACCGAGGGCGAGGACTTCGCGATCGCCTCACCATCGGGAACCCCAATAGACCCGCGCCGTGCGATCGAATACCACGACCACCAAATGGCGCTGGTTGCGTTGGCACACTTCCTGAATCTGGACAGCAAGGGCGGCTCCCATGCCCTGGCTAGCGTGCAGGCCGACACGTTCGTACAGTCCGTCCAGACGGAAGCCGAGGACGTGCGCGATACCGCACAAGCCCATATCGTCGAGGATCTGGTCGACCTCAATTTCGGCGAGGACGAACCGGCCCCGCTGCTGGTGTTCGATGAAATCGGTTCGCGCCAGGACGCTACCGCCGCGGCGCTGCAAATGCTGGTCAACGCAGGACTGTTGACACCCGACGCCCGTCTTGAGGCCTTCATCCGCTCGGCCACTGGACTACCTGGGCCCCACCCCAACGCACCCGAGGCCGAACCGGAGCCCGACGACGAATCCGCCGCCGCGCCCCGCAACAGCGGAGGGCCGGTGCGTGTGCGCACCCATACCCGAGCGCGCCCCGGCGGCGCCAGCACGGCCACGAGGAACGGAGACCCGACGCTGTGGTGACCAAGAATCTCACGGCGGGCCAACGCCCCCCGTGGTACAGCATCCGCAATGCTGCCAAGACGGATGACGGCCCGGCCGAGCTGCTGATCTACGACGAAATCGATTCGTGGTACGGCATTTCCGCCGAACAGTTCGCCCGCGACCTGAGCGCGATCGACAACGATGCCATCACGGTGCGCATCAACAGCCCCGGCGGCTCGGTGTTCGACGGCATCGCCATTCTCAACGCGCTACGTGATCACCCCGCCACGGTGACCGTCGTGGTCGACAGCCTCGCGGCCTCGATCGCCTCGGTGATCGCGATGGCCGGCGATGAGATCGTGATGAACCGCAACAGCCAGATGATGGTGCATAACGCCTGGGCGGTGTGCGTCGGAGATGCCCGCGACATGGAGAAGAGCGCGGCGCGACTGGCCCAGCACAACAGCAACATTGCGCAGATCTACGCCGACCGTGCTGGCGGCACGGTCGAGGACTGGCTCGACGTGATGGCTGAGGAAACCTGGCTGCTCGCCGACGAAGCGGTCGAGGCCGGTTTGGCCGATCGTGTCGTCGAGTTGCCCGAGCCTGCCGCGAAGTCGGCCGCCGCGCGTGCATCGGTGTTCGATCTGTCGGCGTTCCGCTATGCCGGACGCCAGTCCGCGCCTGCGCCACGAATTCCGCTGGTGCACAACAAGACCCCTCGGCCCGAGAAGGGCGAGGTCAACAGAGGAAAGGAGCCCATTGTGGCAACCCTGAATGAGGGCCTCGCCAAGCTGCTCGGTATCGATGCCGACGCCGACGACGAGACCATTTTGTCTGCTGCCGCCGAAGCGCTCGAAGAGCGTGCCGACGACGGCCAGGAAAGTGACGAAACCCCGCCCGCTGCACCGACTTTGGAGCAGGCCACGGCGGCGCTCGCCAAGGCCGGTATGACGGTCGTTGAGCGGGCCCAGTACGAGGCCACTGTCGCGGCCGCGCAGGCGGGCGCCGAGGCGCGCGCACAGCAGTTGCGCGAGGGTGACGAGCGTGTGGTCGATCAGGCCATCGCTGACGGCAAGGTCGCCCCGGCGCGTCGCGAGCACCACTTGCAGGCGCTCGCCGCCGACCGCGAGGGACACACCGCCGTGCTGGCCGCGCTGGCACCCGGGGTGGTCCCTCTCGCCGAGACAGGGCATTCCACGCAGCCCGCAGACGGTCCGGTGCCCAATGACCTGAGCTGGTTTGACTCCGCGCCCACCGCGCCGAGTTCGGAAGGGAAGGAATAGATCATGACCAACGAGAACGTGGGCGTCTACGAGCCCGGCCGCGACATCACCGGCCGCGCAACAGCTGCCATCACCGGTAAGCGGTTCCTCAAGATCAGCGGCAACCGCACCGCCACCGGCAACATCGCCGTGGCCCCCGCTGATGCGGCGGGCCGGGTATGCGGCGTCTCCAAGTACGACGCGGCCAGCGGCGACATTGTTGGTGTGGCGCGGGGCAATTCGCGTGTCACCTACGTGACCGCCGACGGCGCGCTCGCCGCATTCGATGAGGTCGAGGTCGGCACGGCCGGCAAGGCCAAGAAGTTCGCCAGCGGCGTCGCCGTTGGCTACGCACTGTCCGCGGCCACCGATGGCGCCGACGCCGAGATCAGCCTCTACTAGGAAAGGGCTACCCACCATGACAACATCTCCCGTCGCGTACCCGCTGGGTGCGCCGGTCATCAATGACAACAAGATCTCGGTCGACCTGGCATATAAGCAGCCCGGCCGGATCACCAAGCGGCTCTCCGACCTGACGCTGCAGAAGTTCATTACCCCGGAACTGTTTTCGTCCTCGGGGGCGAGCACCACCGCCGGGGCGATCATCTACGACGTGATCCGCATCAACGAGCTGTACACCAAGAACGATGTGGAACAGCGCGGCCCGTCCGATGAGTACACGATCGTGCAGGGTGAGCGCACCCAGCCCGAGGTCGCCAAGTCCGAGGACTGGGGTGGCAAGTTCTGGATGTCCGATGAGGCGATCCGGCGCAACGACCGCGCCCAGATGGACCGCCTGACCACACAGCTGGCGAACACGCTGGTGCGCAAGATCAATCAGCGCACCGTGGCCGTGCTGGAGGCCGTTATCGCCAGTCTCGGCGGCGCGGGTGTCATCCCCGGACACGACTGGGGCAACGTCACCCTGACCGGCAACAACCCGACCCCGAACAACGCCCGGCCATTCGCCGACATCATCGCCGCGCAGCTGGCCGCCGATGTCGAGGAATTGGGCTACGTCTACAACGTGTGGGTCGTCAACCCCGTGCAGTACGCGGACCTGCGCATCGCCTACGGACCGGACTTGCCGCAGATCCTGGCCGACGCCGATATCTCGATGTTCCGGTCCAACCGCGTCGCCAATGGCAGCGCCTACGCGGGTGTGCGCGGCGGTGTCGGGTTCCTGGACTACGAGCAGATGCTCTCGACCGAGACCTGGCGCGAGCCCAAGACCAAGCAGAACTGGGTCCAGTCTTCGGTGCTGCCGATCATGGGCGTCACTGACCCGTACGCGGTCAAGAAGGTGACCGGATTGAAGGGCGCCCCGTAATGCCCGAGGTCACAGAACATCGGGTGACTGCGGCGACATGGGAATACCTCACGCCCGCAGGCACTCGGCGGCGCGCGTTTTTCGGCGAGCTCGTCACGCTCACCGACGAAGAGGTCCAGCGCGGCCTCGCCGTCGGTGCACTCGGTGTTGAGCTGCCGGCCGAATCGACCGATGACGACAGTGATGTGGTCGAGGCGGATGCCACCGATGACGGCGACACCGACAGCGGCGACGGTGGGGATGGCGATCCCGGCTCCACCGCAGGCGATTCCGGGAACCCGAGCCAGGCCACCGGTACCGAGGGTGATGCGCCTCGTAAGAAGCCGCTCAAGGCCGCGACCAAGGCCGTCCTGGTCGACTGGCTGATGGCCAACGGCACGTATGACCGTGACGAGCTGGAGGCACAGGAGAAGGACGACCTGTGGGCGCTGATCGAGGCCACGGACTAGTTTCGTGACCGACTTCCTTGACGTAGAGGCGTTCGCCGCCATGTTCCGGCCGCTGTCGGCAGCTGAGAAACTGGTGGCGGCGCCTCTACTGACGGTCGTCTCCGATTGGATACGCGACAAGAAACCGGCCATTGCCAACGATGATCCGGCGGCCAAGGTGGTCACATTCGAGGTCACCCGGGACGCGCTGATGTATGGCGAGTTCGGCCCGGTCTCATCGTTCACCAAGACAGTGGGCCATCGCACCAAACAGGCTGCGATCGATCGCGAAGCCGTCGAGAAGTTCATCGCACGCCGCCACTACCGCATGCTCGGCCTGGCGCTACAGGCCAAGGCGCGCGGCCACTTCCCCAGGGGTGACTACTGATGGACACCCTGGGCGGGCAGCGGCTCGCGATCGTGTGGGATGTGCCGGTGCTCGACGGGCAGGGCGACCCGATCCTGGACGAGTACCGCAAGCCGCAAGTCACCGAACGCGTTGTGTGGGTCGATAACTGCCTGTTCGAGGTACAGTCGACGGCCGAGGACAACCAGGCAATCACCACCACAACCACTGAGCAATCGTGGGCGTTCCTGCCGGTCATCGATGGCCATATCCCCGCCGTTGACGGCACCGGTGCCGCCGCGCCGGTCCCGGTCGCCGACATCCAATCGGCGCACCGGATTCGCCACCTGGACCGCGATCACAGCATGGTCGGCGACGCGGTGCTCGAATTCGACCTCGACGGCCGCGAAGATCATGTGTTCTGTATCTGCCAGCGCAGGGTCGGCTGATGGCCGCAGATCGCAGACCCAACCCGCTGGTCGCGTTGGGTGTGCCGCAGTCCGAGATCGACAAGGCGATCCACACCTCGGCGCAAGCCAAAGCCGAGAAGGCGCGCGTCGGCAAGGAGATGGCCGCACACGCCAAGTCCATCTCGCCGGTCGATCACGGCGACTACGGCGCGGCGTGGAAAGTGCAGCAGAGCAGGGGCCGTGACGATGACACCAAGGTCATCAACGACAACTTCAAAGCCCACTGGATCGAGGACGGCACCGGGGGCACCAGCCCGACACCGGAGTTCGCCGTCGCGGCCCGCACCGCCATCGCGTTCGGCGGCACCGCCGCCGATGTCATCAACAGGCCCGACTGATGACTGCCGCGCTGCATGAGCAGATGCCCCCCAACGCGATCGTGATGATGCTCGCCCACCTCGCACCGCTGGGTCCCTGCGACATCGAACGCAAGCCCGACGATCCGCTGCCGTTCCGCCAAGTCAACATGATTGACGGCACCTACGACGCGAACCTGTTCTACTGCACCGCTGTCCTGTCGATCCACACCTTCGGCAAGACGATCACCGAGGCCCAGCGTGAGGGCATCAAGACCGATCGGCGGATCATGCTGCTCGGCAAAGACATCGTGGATGTGCCCATGCCTGACGGCACGCTCGCCAACGTCGACTACATCGACTTTCAGCAGCTCTCCACGCTGCGCGAATACAAGGCCGACAACGCCTTTCGCCTCAAGGCGATCTGCGAACTCGGCTTGTCCTTCATCTAAACGTCGCGGTCCCTCGATCGCGTCGCGGCGCTGTGCCGCACCAAATCGCCGGAATCTGTTCCCCTTTCCGGTTCCTCACCCATGAAAGGAGCGTCACATGACGCAACCCACACCCGGCGTTGACTGGAGCGACGGCGGATTCAACGACGTTGATAACCGGTTCGCCATTCGTGGCCCCCTGGTGGCCGTGCTGATCCGCGACTACCGCGGCGCCGCGACCGATATCAGCCCGCACGTGTTCAACCCGCTCACCGAGGACGGCAAGCTACGCCCGGATCTGTTCGCGCAGCGCAAGATCGGCGGCGAATGGCGCACCAACCCCGAGCCCAACCAGGGCTGGCTGTTCATGGGTGCCAACACCAAGACCGGTGGCCCCGAGCGCGAACCGAACGTCGATGTCAGTCCGCTGGAGATCTTGCAGTCGAACTTCCCGATCGAGAACGACATCACCAAGATCGGCAAGACGGTGAAGTTCACCCCGATCGAATCGCTCAAGCCGTTGGTCAAGCGAGTGCGCAACAACCTGCCGCTACAGGACGAGGACGGCAACCTGCTGGTCGAGGACGCCGGTCAGAAGGACTTTTTCGTCGGCACCCCGCTGGAAGCCGATTTCGTTCCCCGGCAGCTGCTTTTGGTGCGCGCACGGTCTCGCGCTGGCGGCAAGCTGTACACCGTCGAGCCCATCCCGCTGTGCAAGCTGACCAAGATCGGCGCGGCCAAGATGGACAAGGAAGACGCCGACGCCGCCGAGCTGGAGTTTTCGCTCGAACCTGACCCGTTCTTCCTGATCCCCGATCCGCGCAACGCAGGCATCCTGATTCCCGGCCTAGATGGCGAATGGGTCGGCGGCAAGGGCTGGACCACGATTCAGGGCGCCCCCAAGGTGTCGAACACCCCGCCGACGGTCACCCCCGGTGCCGCCGGCAAGGCCTCGATCGTGTTCGCCGACCCCACGGGCGCCGGTGATCCGTTCACCTTCGCCGTCGAAAGCACCATCGATGACGGGACCACCTGGCTGCCCGCAGAGCTCGATGGGCCCGCGGTCTCGTCCGGTGGCAACACCACGGTCAAGATCAAGGGCGTGGCGGCCGGTGCGACCAAGTTCCGCGTGAAGGTGACCGGCACCAACGGCGCTTCGGTCTACACCCCGAAGTCCGCCGCCGCGACCATCGCCTGATGAACCCTCACCTGGCGGGCGTCGGGCTGCGCCCGCCAGGTGAGCCCCCCCCCATTCCAGCCCGAAACCCCAAGCCCACCAGCCCGAAAGGAACAACCATGAGCACCGAAGACACCACCGACGTTCTACACCCCGTCGACCCCAGAAAGGCACGCGAGCAGGCCGCCGACTACCTCGGATTCATGGCAGGTGTGCCCTTTGATCTCGGCAACGGCGAAGTTTGGGAGCTGCCCAACCCCGCGTTTCTCGATACCGAGCAGCGCAAGCGGTACCGCGACTACCAGCGGGAGATGAATGCTCTTGACACCGAGCTGGTCGACCATCCGCTCGTCGAGGGAAAGAAGGTAGAGCGAACCATCTACCCGTATCTCAAGAATGGCCAGGACTACGACCCCGACGAGCACCTGTGCATCGCACTCATGGGCAGCAGGGACATCTACGACAAGTTCCTCGCCGCGGGCGGTGTTCCCGGCCAGATCGACACGCACTGGAAGCTGATGCAACGCCAGCTGGAGGAGCGGACAAAGATCGACTCCAAAAGTAATTGAGGCAGTAGCGCTGTGGTGCCGCTGGCCCAACGCGATCGAGGCCGATCTTCGTTTTCGCGGTGTACGCATCGCCGATTGGCACCAGGGCACCCGCGATGAGCGCGGCGCCCTGGTGCTCTCCAGCCGCCAACTACTGTCGCTGATCCACCAGCTACCCGAACACTCAGAGTTCAAAACCCATGCACCGCCGCCGTTTGGGCGCGACGGCGACTGGACGGTCATGCAGAAGATCATCGCCGAGACACACAACGAACTTGCGGCATACCGGGCCAGCCAGTACGCGGGCACCCCGCACGAATACATGTACACCAAGTACTCATCGCCGCTGGCATCTCGCAGACAGCACGAACTTGACTCCGCTGAAAACGAATTCATCGAGTCAGCGCGAGAAGAGCTGCTAGAAGACGCGTTTGGCGACCAATGATCAGGAGGTGAACCATGTCCGTGCAGATACCCATCGGGGCCGCCGCTGATCATCGGTCGTGGAAGCGGGTTGCCGACGACGCCACACGCACGTTCGGCAACGCGGGCAAAGACGCCGGTCGCGAGTTCGCCAACGCGCTGGCGGGCAGCTCCAAGGAAGTCGAGAAGTCGCTTAAGCGCATGGGCGACAGGGCTTCTGATGCCTACGACAAGGCATCGGATGCCGTTGGTCGACTCAAGTCCGAAGAAGCGCAGCTGCAGCGCCTACGCGACAGCGATGCCGATGGTGCCCGGATCGTGCGCCAGGCCGAAAGAGTAGAGACCGCCCGCCGTGCCGAATCACGCGCCGTCCGTGATGCAACGCAGGCCTATCGCGAATACCAGGAAGCCGCAGACGAAGCTGGCCGCCGCAACAACACCAACTTCATCGGCGGGATGCGCGCCCAGGCTGGCCAGGCCGCCCAGCTCGGCCGCGACATGGCCGACGGATTCTCGGGCGGATTCACCCATGGCGTGAGCAGCGCGGCCTCAATCGCCCGACTCGGCACCGCAGGCGGTCCCATCGGAATGGCACTGTTGGGCTTGACCGCAGTCGGCGTCCTTGTCGGAAGCCGGATCGCCAGCGGCATCGCCGACGGCATGGCCCAGTTGCGTGTCGAGGATGTGTTCCGCACTCGCATGGGTGTGGACAAGGACACCATGGGCCGGTTCAGTAGCGCCGCAGGTAGCGCATGGGCCAAGGGTTTTGGACAGTCCGCGCAAGAGAATCTGTCGACGCTCGACGTGGGATTTCAGGCACGACTGATCAACGCGAACACCAGTGAGCAGGACGCGCAGAAGTTCGTCGAACGCATGCAGACAGTCCAAGCGTTCACCGGCGAAGATGCCCGCTCGCTTGCACTCGGAGCGCGCGGTCTCGTCTCCGGCGGCATGGTCAAGAGCTATGTCGATGCCTTCGACCTGATCCTCGGCGCGCAGCAAAAGGGCCTCAATCTCACCGGCGACATGATGGACACACTCAACGAGTACGCCATCAACTTCAAAAACCTCGGACTAACCGGCGGCGAGGCACTGGGCCTGATCAACCAGATGTACGAGGCGAACATCCGCAACACCGATCTGGCCGCAGACTCATTGCGCGAGTTCGCCATCAGCGCCAACGACGGCTCGGTCAGCACGCGTGCGGCGTTCAAGGCCTTGGGATTCGACTCCGACGCGATGGGCAAGTCTTTCGCCGCGGGCGGGGACGAAGCCAAAAGGGCGTTCGAGGCCATCATGGTCGCAATGGCGGCCATCGAGGACCCGCAACAGCGCACGAACATCGGGCTGGCGCTGTTCAAGACCCGATGGGAAGAAGCCAACACCGCCATCGCTGCCATGGACCTCAAGAAGGCCGGACAGCAGTTCGACGACATCAAGGGCAAGACCGACAAGGCAACTGACACCCTGCAGGAGCACGCCAGCGGTTGGACCAAGCTGGGCGACACTATCTCCAACGAGATAGACAAGATCGAAAAGAGGCTCGCCAACACCTCATTCGTGAAGTTCTTCAGTCAGAGCATCCCGAACTGGATTGGCGAGCAGGTAACCCACCCCGTCTATGGCGGGTCGGGAGGCGGGCGAAACAACGCGGGCGAGGAGATCACCGCGCCGACGACCCCGGTTCAGCTCGACCCGAATCTGCCCGGCGCTTTCATCCCCGCACCGGGCAGCACCGCCAACGCTATCGGCGACGGCGTGGGGCTCGGACTGGGCAACTTGATCAATCCCACGCCCGGCGTCCCGGTACCGGCCAACTCACCACTGGCCCCCAAGCCGCAGGGGCCCGCAGGCCCGGCGCCAGCCGGCCCGGGAGTGCCGTTCGACGAGGCCAAGAAGCAGATCGAGGCCGCTGACAAGGGCGACAAGACCAAGGCCCCGATCGATCCGAGTCTTTGGTCGGTGGAGTCAAAGCCCGTCGCCATGCCGCCAGGATTGGCCACGGCGCCGACCGGCGCACCCGGGATGCTGGTCTCATCTCCCAAGGGCGGGCCCGGTCTCGGTCGCTACGAGGTCGACCCCATGCGGGTGTATGACGCTGAGTCGTCGGCGATCCGGGCCAAGAACTCTCTGGAGCAAGACCGCATTGCGTTGATCCGGCTGGAGCAGCAGGGTAACGCCGATCAGGACGCACTACTGCGAGCGCGCAACCAGGTTGCCGACGCCGAACGCTCGTACGTTTCGGCGCAGATGAAACTGGCTGAGGCGCAGCAAGGTACGTGGAAGAAACTGGAGAGCTCTACGCAGGGCCTCGCCGACGGCATGGGCCAGATCGGCGCGGCGATGGACAAGGATTTCGGGATCTCCAAGGGCCTGCCGGGGCTGGCCGAGAATCTGACCAAGTTCCTGGCCAATATGGCGGCGGCCCCGATCCTTGGCCAGCTCGGCGCGGTCAGCCAACTCAACCCGTCCAAGGGCGGATACGGCGCTATGGGCGTCCTGGCCGCCCAGGGCGTGTTTGGGCCGCAGTACACCGGCCTAGGCGCCAGCTCGGGCTACGGGCCGCAGGGTATTGGGCCCGCAGCCCTCGGCGGCGGTATGGGTGCCTACGCAGGCGATGCGGCGCTGTTGGCGCATGTGCCCGCAGGCCGCTACACCCAAGAAGAGCGCGGCGACCTGACCAAGGGGCTGGCTGATTGCTCGTCAGCGGTCGAGGATCTGGTCAACCTGATGGACGGTCGCCCCACCGCTGGGGCCTCGATGTGGACCGGTAACGCCGCCGAATGGCTCACACAACGCGGATTTGTGCCAGGCATGGGTGGGCCGGGGGACTTCCGGGTCGGCTTCAACCCGCAGCATATGCAGGCCACGCTACCGGGCGGCACCAACATCAACTGGGGCAGCAATGAGATGGCGGCACGTCGCGGCATTGGCGGAACCGGCGCCGACGATCCGGCATTCACTTCGCACTACTACCGGCCCACCACCGTCGCGCCCTCGGTAGGTGTTGCACCTACCCCGATTCCGCCCCCGGCCCCCGGTTACGCGCCCCTTGCCGATACCGCCCTGACCAACCCGGGCTTGACCAATCCCGCCCTGACGCCGGGTATTCCGGCCGCTGGCGGCGGGTGGGGTGGGGCTACCGGGCCTGCGCAGGCGTGGAGCCCGTCATCGACGCGCATTGGTGGTGTGGAACCGGCGACCGGTTCGGGTGCGGGCGGGGTCGGTATCACTCCCGGCGGCACCATCGATACCGCGATCGGGATGGCCGCCTCGGCGGCCGATATCTTCGCCCCGGGTGCCGGGCAGGCGGCGCAGACCGGAATCAAGCTGGCCAACAGGGCGATTCAGTTTGGTGCGCAGGCCGCAGGTATCGGGGTGCAGGGCTTGATGGATACGGTGCTGCCGACCGCGGGCTCGGAGCTGGCCAACAAGAGCTGGCTGACCAAGATCCTCGGTGGTGTCGCTGGTGCTGCCCCGGCGATCCCGAACGTGGCCGGCAAGGCGACCGCGCCACCGAACCCGAATCAGGGCGACCCGAACACCCAAGGCGGCCCAGTCAAGGCGGGCGACACAAACATCCACGTCACCAACAACCGCGCCACCGAGGACGGCACCGGCCGCGATATCGCGTTCCATCAGCAGGCCCGCAACTCCGGGCCGGGGATGTGACCGTGACGATCCGCTATCCGGCCAACCCCGTCACACCCCATGGCTGGTATCACCTCGTCAACGGCGAAAAGCCCATGATGCGCCTGACCGCCTTTGACGGGTCGGTCGAGATGTTCATGATCGGCGGGTACGCGATTCCCGACCCATACACGGCGCCGGAAGCCGTGCATTTGATCGACCTCGAAGGCCTCATCGCGCCATGGAAGCACGTCACCCAGAAGGGTGCGACCGAGGATGGCGTTCACCATATCGACGCGTTTTTGGATCCGGTCGAGGTCAAGCTCACGGTCAAGTGCCGGGGCCGCAATGCCGCGCGCACGCGCCGGGTCTATCGGCATCTGATCGATTCGCTGGACGCCATCAAGTGTTCCCGGCTGGACTTTTTCGATCACGATGCCGGGTACTGGTGGGCCGACGTGCGCTGGTTCCAAGGCGGGCAACCCGATCCGGTTTCGGCTATGCGCAAGGGCACCTCGCAGAAGGCGACGTTGCGGCTACAGGCCGACACCGGCACCTGGAAGTCGTTCGACCACGCGGACTCCTTCGCGTTCACCTACGACGCGATGACCGACACCTTCGCGACCGATCATCGCCAAACCAAGGATCTCGGCGCGGTTCCGCAGCGCTACAGCGGCCCCGGCGGCGGGTTCTGCACCTCCTACAACGACCAAATGCGTTGGTGGGACGACCCCGAACACGGGTTTGGCACCCAGTGGCGCCGGGTCATCAACGGGCCCTGGCCGGATTTCGACACCGATACCGATAACCAGGTCGTCTCCCAGGTACACGGGGGATTTCAGGAGTGGTCGGTGCCCGACTCGGGCCGAAACATCCTGGGCGCGCGCATGAACCGCAATCCTGACGGCAGCTGGGCGGGCGACGGGGTGTTCGTCGAGTACGGCGCCGGATACCTGCGCCTGTACTACACGGTGAACTTCGTTGAGACCACCTTGCGCAGCTGGCCGCTGGCCATCCCCATCGGGCCGCTGCCGGGCGAGAAGTTCACGCTGGTGTGCGGCACCGAGGATCACCCGCGCACGTTCCGCGTGCTGCGCAACGACATGGAGATCTTGTCGGTCACCGAAACCGGCACGGGCTCGCCTCTGGGAGCAGCGCATCGGGGCGTCGGCAACGGCATGTTCGCTGCCGGTGCGGTGATCAGCCAGGCAACGCCGTCCGCTATCCGCAAGCTGGCCGCGGGCGATAACGCTGCCGTGGCGCAAACCGGGTTCCTCAAGCGCATCAACATCGGTGATCAGGACATGTACGACGACTACGTGCTGTTCGGGCCGTTCACCAAGGTCAAGATCTACGACGGGCCCGGCTCGGATGAATATGTCGAATTCGGGCCGCTGCTACCCAATCAGGTGGTGTTTTTGCGCACCGATCCGCGCGTGCACACCACCTTGGTGAAAGACCTGACCTCAGTGCCGCCCTCACCGCAGGAACTCGATTTGTTCCAGGAGGCGATCGAGAAGTTCATGAGCTTTGCGGGCATGAACGGTACGGCGTTCGCCGATCAGATCAAGTCGCAGTTCGGCATCACCCCGCCGCAGGGCCCACTGTACAAGTACCTCAAGGGCCGCTTTTCCAAGAACGCGGCGATACCACCGAAATCGCCGGGCAATCCCGCGCAGCCGTATTTCGTGAAGGTCTCGATCGAGGGCGGCAACGCCGACTCCAAGATCATCGCCTCGGGCACGCCGCGACGGAGATACCCGCTCTAATGCGCAATGCGTTGCGCCCCTGCGATCCAGGGGCCATCTCGTGATGCCCATATCCGATGAGCAGCGCTGGGAGGCGGCCAAGCGCTCGGGCGATATCGCGCGGATCGCCACCACCGCCCGCGCCCTGACCGAGAAAAACTCGAAGGTCGACACCAGCTATCGGTTCACCGTCTGCGACAAGATGTGGACCCCGATGGCCTCGGTGGGCTCGGACCTGATGGAGGGTTCGGGGGCCCGGCCGCGCAACGACTGCCCCACCGGAAAGCTGATGCTCAAGGGCAGCTCGCCGCTGATCCAGATGTTCATGGACTGTCGCAACACCCTGGTCGGGGTCGAGATGGAGACCGCCGGCAGCCGACAGAACTTCTACACCAAGGTTCACCGCTACCGCTACGAAAAGGGCGCGTGGACAGGCAATGTCGAGATGCGCGGCATTTGGGACATCCTGAACTACTACGTGATCTGGCCGACGTGGTGGCTTCCCCTTGCCGCCCAGCCTATTTCGCACGCGATCTTCATCTGGGCGCTACAGACCTGTGTGGAGAACATGGTCGCCGAGTGCGCGTTGCGGATTCAGTCCGGGTGGCTGGAGTTCGTCAACAACGGCCTGTCACTCAACGGCGACATCCGGGCATGGATGGGCACGATCCTGCAGGCCCTCAAGCGTGACGGGCTCTCGGTGCAGACCTTCGGCAAGATGCTGCGCACCCCCACCTATGTGCAGCGCACCAACCCGTTCCTGGACACATCGCCCATGTGCGCCAAGACCGTTCGCATGGAAACCTGCGGAACGGTCATCAAGGATGTCACCCGCGCCTACGGTGTGGACACCCGCATGGACCTGTGGCGCCCGGGTGACCCGCAACCGGACAAGTGGGCCAACCTCGATTCGCCCACCTACGTGTTTTCCACCCGGGACCGCCAGCAGATCTCGGGGCCCACCAAAACCGTTGCCGATTCGGTGATCAAGACGGTGATCGACCTCGGCGGATCACTCGGTGACATCTTCAAGCCAGTCATCCAGCAGGTACCCGGTATGAACGGGGTGTTCTACGCCCCCAAGCTCGGTGTCGATTTCGAGCAGCCCTACGCCTACGTCGTCGCCCCCGAAGAGGGCGAGGACTCCAACATCATCAACTGCGAAATCGCCGACCACACCCCCGAGGGCTGGCAACACATCATCGGCGGCCGTTCTCCAAAGTGGTTGAACGACTTAATGAATGCCACCTTCGCATGGTTGATCGATTCGCTGATGATCGTGGTCGGGTTCTCCGGCATCCCGTCGGATCTGCTCTCGGGATTCCTGAACAACAGCTTCCTGGCGTTCCAGATGGTCCAGGTGTACCAGGTCCGCGACGAGGTGGGCCCTTTTCATCCGGCGATCGAGCGGTTCTACCCGACCGCCAGCGCCCCGTACAACATCGAAACCATGTTCGCGTTCATCAACGCGATTTTCGATGCCCAAGGTGCTACCACGGCGCAGGTCACTTTCCGCAACGGTGACCAATATGCCTTGGGCCGAGACATTTTCGAGGGCGGCCTGATGTCGCTGGTGTATCACCGCCGAACCAAGATGATCACCGACTACATCGAAAACACCATGTGGCGCATCACCCCCACCGAGCAGACCACCTTGGTGCAGCTCGGTGACGGCCGCCGCGACGAGGCCCCCTTGGGCAGGATTCAACGCTTCATCACTGGCGCATTCGAAGCCATCAACGTCATCACACTGGCCCCCCAGTCCTAACCGGAGGTAACCCACATGGCTTGGCCTATCGTCGATTTCAACGGCGCACGCTACTACCAGGGACAGGGCTACACCCTGGTCCCGGTCGACGGCACCGGGGTGGCGCACGTGCTGCTGCGCGAAGACGGCGGAATCATGGGAGGGGTGTCCGGGGTCGAGCAGGGCCCGCCCGGAAAGCACGCCGAGTTCGACGAGAAGATCGACCTGACACCACTGGCCCCCGAAGACGCGACACCCGATTCAGCATTTTTCGAACTCATTACTCCCCCAACGGACAACACGCCCGGCAGGTGGAAGATGCACCTGGCGCTACACACCGGCAAGACCGGTAAAGACGGCGCGACACGCTGGAATCCGCTGGACCTGTCGACTAATCCCAAGGCGGGGTGGATTCCGGCCGTCAAAACCGACCTGCTCGGTTTTGAGCTTGTGCCGCAAAAGGTTGCCGAGGTGTTCTACCCGGGCGAGATCAAGAACATCGGTACGGGCAACGCGAACGGGACTATGGCCGCGATCGACATCCCTCCCCGCCCGTGGCCTCGGCGTATCCGCGCGCAAGGCCAAACGGTCGTTACCGGCGAAGCGGCCGACGTGCGCGTGAATCTGCTGGCCCGGATCAACGGCGAGGCCAACGGCAACATCGTGGGCCGCTGCGTGGGCATCGCCCAGACTGATCGGCTGGCGTTCTCACCGGGCAAGCCCATCGGCCCCGGCAGCACCACCGACGACTACGACACCATTCCCGCTGGCACCTCGGCCACCGTACACATCCGGTGCGAGCGCCAAACTGGCACATCGACGTACACCGCCACCGCCGCGATGTCGCACTTCAACATAGAGGCCTGGCCGCTGTGAGCGACAACCTGCCCGAGATCCCCGATTGGGCAAGAGATGTCCCCTCGGCCCCGGTACACCGCGAGCAGGGTGGCGGTCTCACGAGGCCGTTCACAGCCCAAGAGCTCCAGGAGTTCGGCAAGGGGTTCATTGAGCAGTTCCTCGGTCGCGTGGTGCTCGCGGTCATGGGGCACCTCATTCCCGGTGTGGGTTCGTTTGATCAGCTGCGCGAGTGGGCCAAAGACAAACCTGGTCTCGGCGATCTGGTCGAGCTGCTGACCGGGATCGAGGACGGCGACGAAAATGATTTAGGGACATGGGCCCTCGGTATCCGCAACGCCCTGGCTGGCATCGATCTGGCCCACCCCGAATCGATCCTGACTGCTATCGCCAAGGTGGCGGGCCAGTTCCTCAAGGGCGTTATACCGGCGTCGTGGGTGGCTGATGTGGCCCACGACCTACTGGGCGGCGCTGGCGGATTCACCGACCCGAAGATGGTCGAGGACAATCCGTACTGGCGATTCGACGCCGCCCAGAACGGGCACCTGTCGGGCAAGTCGATCTACCTCAACGCCGATGGCCAGCTGCATGCGATCAGCATCAAAGACCCGTTCAACGTAGCTGCCGGCCAGGCGGTGGACATCTCCGCATCGGCGATGTGGCAAGGCGTCTCGGCTGCAGCGGGGTCCAATCCGATCCGGTTGTGCATCACCCCGTTTGCCACCGATGGCACCAAGCTCCCCGATATCGTCATCAAGAAAATTCAGCCCGTGGCCGCGGATTCGTCCTGGATACGTGCCAGCCTGACTGGCTCGTGGACGGTGCCGACCGACGGATCGGTCAAGTCCGCGACAGTGACCCTGGTGGTCACCGAGGGCGCCAGCGGCGGCCGCATCCACTTCTCTAACGTCACCTCGGTCATGTCGAACCTCGGGCCGCTGCTCGGCAAGTGGAGATCGTTCTTTGACACCCTTGGCGGCAAAGCCAATTCGGACATCGCCGATTTCGAGCAGCGATTCGCCGCGATCACCGCCGACGGCAAGATCACCGCCGAGGAAATCATCGGGCTACTCGGGTTGGGCAATATCCCGAAGCTGCCCCCGGCCAAGGTGCACAGCCCGATCGGCAGCACCGACATCGGAGAAGACCTCAAGGACACGTGGAACAACTTATGGAACGCGGTATTTGGGGACGGATCTAGCGGCAGGGGTCCTGTCGATGTTTCCACCGCGACCGCTGCCCTCAAGAAGAAGGCCGATGACGCGTACGCGGCCGCGGTGTACGCCACCGACGTTGTGAACCTGCCACGACTGACCCCTCGCTGGATGTCCACAGGCATCAACGACGATGTGTCGTTCCCCATCATCAATGCACAGTCGACATTCGTGCCGGCCGACCAAAAGCTGGTGTTCATCCCCATCACGCCGGGTGTTGAGCGCACGTATCGAACCGTGAAATTCGCCATCACCGGCAATGGCATGACGCAGTGCTACGTGGGCGTGTACCGGATCAATGAGTCGCTGCAAATTCAGAAGGCCGTCGACCTCGGGAACGTCAGGGCACGGCTATCGGGCACCAGCCGCGTGCAAGCTCTGACAATTCCGTCGCCGGGATTGACGGTGCCCAAGGGCCACACCGCGTTCATCGGTGTGCTGCAGGTCGGCAACCCGCAGGGCCTCTACACCACACCGGCCATGCCGACCGTGCTGGAAGTCGTGCAGAACATCCCCCTGTTCTTCACCCAGGACGGCGGCACCGGCTACACCTCCCTGCCCACCCTGGTGGGCGGGCACGTGGAATTCACGCCGGTATGGGGCGCCCTGGGCGAGTCGACCAACTTGGCAGATCAATGGACCGAGTACTCACCCACCGGGGCGAACCTGCCCCTGTCCGTCTACGACATCCCCAGCGCCAGCACCGTGCTGTACCTGGCGGGCTGCGGTGGCGGTGGTGGGGGCGGCGGCGGTGACGGCGGCTGGAACAAGCCCGGCGAGGGTGGCGGCGGCGGTTCCTGGAACTCGCTACGGCTGGAGCGCGGCGTCGACATCCCGGTGTCCGTCACTCAGATCACGGTGCAGTCCGAGCGTGTGGGTTCACCCACAGGTATTGGCGGCGAGCCCGGCAGCAAGGAGACCGACGGCAAGCCGGGCCACGACATCGTGTTCCGCAACGGCACCGACAACAGCGAAATTCTGCGCTGCGCTGGTGGCCGACTGGGGCGCCTGGCCTATGGCAGCTTCTACAACCGCGACTCGGTGGGCTACGGCCCCGGCGATCTTGGGTTCTCCGCGCGCCTGTTCAAGGGCGGGCAGAACACCCCGCCCAGCGCGTCGGTAGGTGCGGCCAACGGAGCCCCGGGCAACGGGCCCGGCGGCGGCGGCGCGGGCGGTGCCGGTGGTACCGGGGGCAGCGCCGGTACCGGCGGCTGGGGTGCCGCGGGGTACGCCGCGATCAAGGCGGTCTGATGCCCTGGTCCACCAATCCGTCTGCGCCCTCGGGGCAATCGAGTAGGTGGTCGACCAAGCCCGATCCGCCCTCGCCGCCATCCATGGGCAAGTGGGTCTGGATGCCACGGGTCACTGTCGCGGACTCGGCAGTCGGCGCCGATCTGGCCCATCTGCTGCGGGTGGCCCACACGGGCATCGATCAGGGTGTTAGCGCAGACCTCGCCGTCGCAGGAGTGGGCCTACGCGCCAGTGATGCCGGCCGGGGCGCCGACCTGGCGCGGGCGAAGCTGCGCGTGGCTGCACGAGACGCCGGGATAGGTGCCGACTCGGCCCGCTCCGGTGTGCGCGCCACTGATTCGGCCGTGGCCGCCGAGATGGCGCAGATGCTCCCCCGCGGGGCCGCCGTCGGTGCCGCCACGGCCGCCGATATCGCGGTGCTGTCGCGGGTTCGGCTTCCCTCCAGCGCCAGTCAAGCCATCGGGGCCGATACCGCCACCGCCCGGTTCAGTCCGCAACCGGCAGCGCTGACCGCGATCACCGCAGTCGGCACGACCGTGGTCCCGATCCCGGTGTGGTGCCGCTATCTCGATCTGGCGCTGGTCGGCGCTGGCGGCGGCGGTGCGAGCTCGGGCACGTTCTACCTACTCGGCGGCTTCCCCGGCAGCCCGGGAACCTGGGCCACCACCACTTTGGAGCGCGGCATCCACATTCCCTGGACCACAACAACCCTGACATTCGTCATCGGCGCAGGCGGCGCAAAGGGTAGCGGCGGTTTCGCCGGAACCGCGGGCGGCCCAGGTGCGGCAACCACCGCTATCGGCGACGGGTGGGCGGGCCTGTCCGCTGCTGGCGGCGCTGGTGGCCCGCAGCACCTCACCGGCATCAACGCCAACGACGGCCCCGGCCCGGGCGACAAGACCTACAACGGCGTGACCTACCCGGGTGGTGCCACGCAAACCTCCGATGGCGGAACGGGCTACGCGCCCGGCGGTGCCGGTGCCGGCGGTGCCAACTTCGGCGGCCCCGGCGGCGTCGGCGGCGTCGGCGGCGCCTGGTGCCGCGCATACCAGTAACCGCAGGAGGGATCACCCAAACATGGCCAACCCCAACGACATCGACAACTACTCATTCCGAATCCACTTCTACAGCAGACGCGAAACCTCCTATTTCGACATCTACATGAACGACGGCGCAATCGGACTGATCAACGGAAACTACTACCTCGACGCGGCCCCACACGACCCGAACGTCGGCGAATGCCCCCTGCAATACGTCCCCAAGCTCAACACCACCATCTGGGACTTTGACGACGGCAGCCTTCCGGCCAACACCGAGGGCTACCTCTGGTACCAGGTCAACGAAACCTACGTCATCACAGGCGATTACCAGCCCTTCGGTGGCCTGATGATCGAGGGCCAACTCGGATGCGCCTACCTGAAATCCGTCATCGCCCCCTACAGAGACCACCAATGGACGACCGAATCACCCCGCAACGTCGCGCTGGGATACACCCCGCGCATCAGCGGATGGACCACCTGGGAAACCCCGTAACCAACAGAAAGGCCCCCGCATGTCCGAATACCAAGCACCGCACCGACGCGCCTGCTGCGCCGCAATCACCGCACTCGGCAACCGAATCGGGCTATTCGCCGGTTCCACCCGGGTAGGCACCGCCTACGCCGACACCACCTGGGCCACCCCAGTCGATGTCACCGAATCCGGCATCGACAAGGCATCATCCACCGGCTCGCTGGTAACCATCTCGGTACCTGGCGGCACCGTGGCCAACGGCACGGTGATCAACCGGTACGGCGTGTTCAACGGCGCGACCCTGCTGCGCACCGAGGCACTACCGGTCTCCCTGACCGTCAACGACGGATCGCAGCCGTTACAAGTCGATGTCACACCAACATTCAAGTTCTGGGGGGTGTAGTCATGGCCCGCCAGCTTCTCAAGCACTCGGCCTTCTACGCCGCACTTGCCGCCATCTCATTCCGGCTGGGCTGGTGGGCATCCGACCGCCTGTCCTCCTACGCCCAAGAGATCGACCCCCGCATCGAAAGGAAGTACACCCGATGAGTTTCCGCACCGCATACGGCAATACGGTGTCCGAGAACGGTTGGCGTATGTGCAACCGGGACGAATGCGACATCGTACGCATCGACGAGCTGTACCTCGTCGATACCGCACCGCTGCGCAAGGGCGCCCCGCTGACCATCCTGGGCGCCTGGCTGTACTGGTATGACCGCAACGTCGAAGAGATCACCTCGCCCGTGTGGGGCTGGTCGGCCACAAACGATGTCGCCAACAGTAATCACCTGGCAGGCACCGCTGTTGACGTGATGGCACCCAAGTACCCCTGGCAGCGGTACACGATGGATGCCGCCACGCAGGCCAAGGTCCGCAAGGGCCTGGCGCTGTTCGAGGGCTCGGTGTTCTGGGGCCGCGACTGGTCGCGCCCCGACGAGATGCACTACCAGATGGCCTGGCCCGAGGGCGACAAGCGCAATGACGCGTTCGCCGCCAAGCTGCGCGCCGGATACCTCGGCATCTACGCGCCCGCGCAGCCCCCGGCGGTCGATCCTATTGTGCTACACCAGCAATTCGTCCAAGAAGCTCCCGACCGCAAGCTACTTGAATACATCGCCGAACAACTCGGGCCAGGACATCCTGACTGGGCATCGAAGGGTATGACGCTGCGCGACAAGGTGTGGTCCAAGTGATCCGCATCGGAGACCGCAATGAAACGGTCCGTCAGTGGCGGGCCGTGATGAACGACTGGTTTGGGCCGCTGTACACCCGGCTGCTGGGGCCGCTGCCCCGCGACACCGACGAGTTCGGGCCGCGCGCTGCCCTGTGGGCCGCCGAATATCAGCGCCGCACCGGCCAGATCCCCACCGGGCAGGTGTCCGATGATGACCTACGCGCGCTGGGCATTGCGCCCCCGGCCCCGCCCGCCAACCGCCACGTGGGCCTAATGTTCCGGGGCACCGGAGGAGTCATCGGCCAAGACTACGTATCTCGCGTCATGCAGGCCGTGGCCAACCTCGTTGAGGAAGTGCACCCCGAATTCGCCGCAACCATGGGCGGACTCCCGGTCGGCGCCGCGGGCAGCATCAACGACATTTCGATGGCCAAGGCCGTCGACATCGCCGTGGCCGACGCACAACGCATCTTCGCCGAGCGCTACCGCGCCAACCCCAACATCAAGGTTGTCATCGGCGGATACTCGGCCGGCGCGGTCGCGGGCGCCCGGTTCCGCGCGTGGCTGGCCGAGCACTACCCGGACAACTACCTGTGCTCATTCAGCTTTGGTGACCCCACCCGGCCCCACGGTGGCAGCTACTACGGCGGCCCAATCCTGGCGGGACAGGGTATTTCATCGTGGCGGTTCGGCGATGTCACCGACTACCGGCACTGCTGGCTCACCGACCCTGGCGACATGTACGGCAACATCCCCCTCGGGGTGGTCGGGGACATCATGGACGACTGTTTCGACATGGTGACCGCATTCCAGATCACTGACCCACTCGGGGCCGCTGGTGCCATCCTGCCCAAAATCCCCGAAATCGCCGCCAAGGCATTGGGTGTCGAGCTGCCCGCCATATTCGGCGCGCTCACTGGTGGCCCCAACGGTATCGCCGCGCTCGGCCTACCCATGGTGCTCGGCGGTCTACAGGGACTACTCGGCTGGGGCGATATCAACAAGCTCACCGGGCCCGCGGCCGCGGCGCAGGCCGCCTTGATCGCGCTGCGTTTCGTCACCACCAGCCCACCGACCGCCGCGCATATTCAATACGAATACCGCGAGGTCTGGCCCGGCCAAACCTATCTCGGCCTCGCCATCCAGCACGTGCGCGACTGGGCCAGCCGCACCCCCGCCATAGCCGCGTAGATCAGTCCGCCCCCGCGCGAGGAGAGCGCGCAGGGACTCCCCACACCGTAGCGTTCCCTATCCATGGCGCCATCGAAAAAACTCCCCCTGAACTGCCCAAACGCAGTTATCCACAACCCAACCGCCGAGAGGACCGTCATGCACATCACCATCCCGCCCTGGCTCAAGGACGCCGCCGTTGACGCTGCCGAGCGCGCTATCAAGACGTTCGCGGGTGGCTTCATCGTCGGCGCCAACCTGGCCGACGCCGCGGTGAATGCAGCCCTGACCGAGATCGATTGGCAGAGCGGTATCAATGTCGGCGCCGGGACGCTGGCGGTATCGCTCATCTTCTCTGCGGCATCGATCAAGCTGGGCCGATCCGGTACCGCCTCGGCCACCAAGGCGGTCGTACCGTCCAGCCTGTTCAAGCTCGTGGCGGGCAGCGGCCGGTGAGCCCCGACCAGATCCAAGCCGTCGGCGGCGCCATCGTCGCCATCCTGGGCGCCTGGCAAGCCCGCACCTCGCGCAAAGTCCGCGACCTGGAAGCTCAACTAGCCATCGTCGTAGGCCAGCGCGACCAATATCGTGACAAACTCCGCGCAGCCGTCCGACACATCCGCGAATGGATGGGCTGGGCGCGACAACACAGACCCGAAACGCCCACACCCGAACTACCAGCAGAGCTGGTCGACGAGGTGTAGAGAGCCCACACTGATTGCAGGCCAACGAAATAACGCCCCTCACCCCGACCCGGTGAGGGGCGCTATTCGTGTTTCTAGTGCACTAATCCAGCACGCGGGCCCGGCTTTGCGTTGTGCCGTTTCTGTCCACCACCGCATCGCAGGTGTAGGGACGCATCCCCGTGTAACCACCAAACGCGTTCTTGGCGTTGACATTGCCCGTCACCGTAAAGTAAATATCACCGCGGTCGGGCGAGTAGTCCAACTCGGGATCGCGACCACCTCCATGCGCCACGCCTTCACGGGCCACCTCATCGGCGAACTTCGCACTCTCAGGGTCACGCATGCGCTTCATGAGAGCGGACTGGCATGTCTCGATCGCGTACTTTTGCCTCACTTCAACGCTCACACCAACGTTTCCGGATTGGCCCGACAGCCCTATTGCGCACGCCGCCATGAACGCCAGCAGCCCGACAAATACCCCCAGACACACCCACAACGCTTTCGCCGGGGTGCCCATCTCTCTCGCCATGGACGGCAGATTACAAGATCACGCCCAGGTCAGAAGTGGTTACAGGAGTGCTCACATCGCGGCGGGCATGCCCC